ACCATCATGCCGTTCGGCGCGGTCGAGGGCCTGAAGCTGGCCGGGCTGCTGAGCAAGACCGCCGGCCCCGTGCTGGCGCCGCTGCTCACCGCGGGCAAGGACGGCATCATCACCGACGCCGCGGCCAAGGCGATTGCCCAGGCCCTGGCCGACGACCTGAACGTCGACGCCTCCGTCCAGCTGATCCAGCGCCTGGTGGCCCAGACCACGGCCAAGGGCGTCGGCGTGCTGGGCGAGCCCAAGGTCTTCGACGAGCACTTCGCCGCGAACTACGGCGACCTGGTGGCCCTACTGGCCGTCGTCGTGCGGGTCAACTTCTCCGGTTTTTTCTCCGGGCTGGGCGCCATGATGCCGGCACCCAGCCAGCCGGCGGTGTAAGCCTCCCCGTCCCCTCGGGCCTCGCGTGGGAGGTGTGGCGGGTGGTCACCCGGCGCATCGCGACCCTGACGGAGATCGCCACCACCTGGTCGCTGGACGACCTGGTCGACGCGAACCTGGCCCTGGACCTGGAAGATGACTTGGAGCGCGAGAAGGCGCGACGGGAGGCGGCCTCATGAACGTGCGCGAGCTCGTCACCAAGTTCGTCTTCCAGGGCGACACCGCGAAGGTCAAGGCCTTCGACCAGGCCGTGGAGAACGCCAAGCAGGCGGCGCAGAAGGCCGACGCCGCGGTCGTGGCCATGGGCAAGGCCGTGGAGAAGGCCTCGCGCGCCACCAACGAAGGCGCCCGCGCCGTCACGTCGGGCGTCGAGCGCATGCGCCGCCAGGTAGTGGGCGACACCCAGGCGATCGCCGCCGGCTACGATCAGGCCGCGAAGGCCGCGCGCGACTTCGAGAAGGCCACCCGCGGCGTGGACGGCCGGCTCCGGGGGGCCGATGGGAAGTTCCTTCCTAGCGGCGGCGCTGGCGGCCACGGGAAGGGCGCCGGTCTGCCGGCCATCATGGGCGGCCTGGGCCACCACATGGGCAAGCTCGTGGCGGGATATGTGGGCTTCCAGGCGGCGGAGGCCGGCCTGGAGCACTACGGCGAGTTCGAGCAGAACATCCAGAAGGCCGCCGCGGCGATGGCCGCCGGCAGCTCCGACATGAACAAGCTCCGCACCGCCATCCAGGAGATGCGCGACAAGGCGCTGGAGTTCTCGCAGCAGCTAGGCTTCAACCCGCGCCAGGTCTCCGAAGTGATGATGGAGATCGGCTCCAAGGGCTTCGAGCACGAGGACGTCAACGCCATGACGCCCACGGCGCTGATGCTGGCCCGCGGTGGCATGGCCGACCCCAAGGTCGCCACGGATCTGCTGACCAGCGCGATCGAGGGCTTCTACGGCCGCGACAAGGGCGCCAAGAAGCATGCGGAGGTCGGTGACCTGCTCCTGGCCGCTCACGACGCGGGCGGCATCAGCCTCCCCAGCTTGCTGGAAGAGGTGAAGTACGCGGCGCCCGCCGCCGGCGCGCTCGGCCAGGACATGAAGAGCACCATGACCCTCGCCGCGATCCTGGGCCGTTACGGCCTGCAGGGGTCCATGGCGGGCAACGGCCTGAAGGCGATGATAGTCAAGCTGGCGGCCCCGGCCACCATGAACGCCAAGAAGCTGGAGCACATGGGCCTGGAGGGCGTCTTCGAGGCTGGCAAGCCCGGGAAGAACGGCAAGCCGGGCAAGGGCCACATGGGCGGGCGCTCCGTCCTGGACGCCCTGGGCGTTACCACCACCGATGCCAAGCACAACCTGCTCCCCATGATCGACATCATGAAGCAGGTGATCCTGAAGACCGCGCACATGGGCACCGCCCAGCGCGCCGCCGTCTTCAAAGGCCTGTTTGGCCTGGAGGACATCCCCCAGGGCATGGCGATCGCTCGCGCGATGGCGGAGGACGGCGGCGCGGCCTTCCTGGATGTCGTGCGGCGCATGGACAACGCCAACGGTGCCATGGAGCGCATGAACAAGGTCATGAACGAGGGCCTGGCCCCGGCATGGCAGCGCCTGAAGGCAAAGGGCGAGGTGCTGGCTGACCTGCTCCTGGAGAAGGTCTCGCCGTCCCTCGTGGGGCTGCTGGATGCCGCCTCGGCGGGTGTGGACAGCGCGATCGCCCTGGTTAAGTGGCTGGACGACGTGACCGACCACGGCCGCAAGGTCGAGCCGGTCATGACGGCGGCCAAGTACGCCCTGGCCGCTGTGTTCACCTACCTGACGGGCGGCGTGGTCCTGGCGGGCATCGAGAACATCAAGAAGCTCACCACGGCCCTGAAGGAGCTGCGGCTCGCGACCATCGGCGTGCAGCTCGCCTGGGGCGCGCTGGCGATCGCCGTGGTGCTGGCCGTCCAGGACATCTACGGTTACACCCAAGGCGACAACTCCATCTTCGGTGGGTTCATCGACACGGCCAACGGGGCGATCCAGCGCTTCATGGCCCAATGGCCCCGCCTGAGCGCCGCCATCGCCTCGTTCACGAACATCGGCGGCACGCTCTTCGCCGGCTACATGGACATCGTGGGCGGATTCACCCGCAAGAGCGTCGACCTGCTGGTCACGATGTTCTTGCACCCCGCCGAGGCCCTTAACGCCTTCAAGGCGCTGGTGGCAGAGGTCTGGCGGGGCATCGCGGACACGATCTCGAACACGCTGGCCGCCATCAACGCGGAGGTGAAGCGCCGCTTCGGCGTGGATCTGAAGGCGGTGGTGGACGGAATCCCCGGCATGGTTGAGAGCGCCTTCCAGGACACCTTCAACCGCGCGGCGAAATGGATCGACAGCATCATCGAGAAGATGAAGAAGATCCCCGGCGTCAAGCTGCTCACGGGGGATGGCGGACCCAGGCCGCCTGCGCCCGCCGGGGGCGAGACCCGCGAGAAGGCCATGCCCGACATGACGGGCGGTGTCGTGCCGGTGCTCACCAGCATGGTCAATCCCGCCCCCGCACCCTGGTCGGCCCCGACCCTGCCGCCCCCCGGCCTGGCTGGTGGTGGCGGTGTCAACATCACCACCACCGTGCATGTGAGCGGTCGCAGCGACGGCCACGAAACGGGCCACATCGTCGCCAGCCACGTCAACCGGGCAGCGGCCAGCGCCGCCCGCCAGATGCCGCGCCAGAAGCGCTAAGGGGGCTCGATGGGCGTCACCATTACGTTCCTGTCGGGTGGGCAGCAAGGGCCAACCCCTTCGGGGTCTGCGCTGCCGCCCGACTCCCTCGTCGTCGACGGCGTGCTCCGCCAGGGGCACGAGCGCCGCAACGAGGTGACCAAGCACCCGGTCGAGGAAGGCGCCGACATCACCGACAACATCCGGCCGGAGCCGGTCGTCGTGGTGATCGAGGGGATCATCTCCGCGACCCCGTTGTCCGGCGCGCAGGACGAGGACAACCCTAACCGCCACATCGCGGCCTTCGACCGGCTCACCAAGGCGGTCAAGGAGCGCGAACTCATTCAGATCGCCACGGGGCTAGCCATCTACCCGAAGATGGCGATCGAGTCCTTCTCCGCGCCGCGCGATCCCAAGACGGGCGTGGACCTCTACTTCACCATCACCGCGCGCGAGGTGGTCTTCGCCGTCACGCAGACGACCACGGTACCCAAGGACGCTCTGGGCGCGAAGGGTGCGCCCCCGGCAGCGGTCGCCAGCACGCAGCGCAAGGCGGCACCGGCCACCAACAAGGGCCCGAAGCCCACCACGCCGGTGACGGCGGCCCAGAAGCCGCAAGTTGACCGAGTCAGGGCACAGGTGAAGCCCAAGCCGCAGCCAAGGAAAGATACATGGGCCGTGCAGACGATCAGATCTACCGTCAAGCTCGTTACCGGCCAGTAGGGAGGCACCATGGCGCAAGTTGTGCTCCCGATCGACGCCAGCGCGCCGCACTACACCGTTGACGTGGCCCTGGGCGGCACGCTGTACCGCTTCGGCGTCAACTGGAACGACCGCGCGGGCTTCTGGACGCTGGACGTCAGCCTAACCGACGACACCCCGCTGGTGGCCGGCATGAAGGTGGTAGCGGACTGGGACCTGCTGGGCCAGTTCCCCGACCTGCGCCTCCCACCGGGCTACCTCCTGGCTGTCGACCTCACGGCGCAGGGCCTGGACCCGGCCTACGACGACCTGGGCAGCCGCGTGATCCTGGTGTTCGACGATGAGCCAATCTAGCGAGCTTTTCGGCCGGTTCTGTCAGGTGACCGTGGGACCGCCGGGCAAGGAGGGGCGCGTCTGGAGCGGCCTCCGTACCCGCTTCCGCGTCTACAAGAACGGCGACAGCACGCCCAATAAGGCGGAGATCGCCATCTACAACCTGTCGGCGGACTCGCGGCACTACATCGAGAAGGCCGCCAAGGCGAAGGATGCGATCATCCTGGAGGCGGGGTACAAAGCGGAGCACGGCCTCCTGTTCACCGGCCGCCTGGAACTGGGCGACAGCGAGACCCGAGGCCGCCACAATCACCACCACCAAGGCAGCGACTGGGTTACGACCTGCGAGGGCCGCGACGGCGCGCGGGAGTACCGGGCGATCGTCATCTCCAAGAGCTTTGGACCGAAGGTGAGCGACGAGACCGTCATCCACGAGCTGGCGAAGGCCATGGGCGTCACGGTCGGCACGATCAAGGGCCTGACGAAGGTCCAGTTCAACCATGGCCGGGCGCTCTCCGGGGCGGTGTCGTCGGAGCTGAACGCCATGTGCGCCAAGCAGGGCGTCCGCTGGAGTATCCAGGACGGCGTGATCCAGGTGCTACCTTATGCGACCGCGCTGGACAGCACGGCGACGGTAATTTCGCCAGCCACGGGAATGGTGGGTAGCCCGCAGCGCACGGAGCGCGGCATCAAGCTGCTGTCGCTCCTGCGGCCCGGCCTCAACCCGGGCAAGCTACTGGATGTCCAGGCGGCCGACCTCAAGGGCCGTTTCGTGCTCGAGAAGATCGAGCACTACGGCGACACGCACGAGAACGACTGGTATAGCGAGATCGAGGCGATCCCGGTCCCGTAAGGAGGCGCGCGATGGCGGTCAAGACCTACGACCCGACCAGGACCACCGTGACGCTGGGAAACGTCGACGTGGAGGGCTTCGGCCCCGACACCTTCATCGAGGTGGCGCCGTCCTCGCCTCGCTTCGTCACGGTTCAATGCTGCGAGGGCCAGGTCGTTCGCACGGCGCCTCGCGACCAGAGCGGCACCGTCAGGATCACGCTCCTGCCCACCAGTCCGAGCAACGCCGACCTGGACGTCTATCGGCAACTTGACGATGGCGGCGGCGCGGGCGTCTTCTCGCTGCAGATCAGGGACGACTCCGCGGGCGTGAACATCCACGCCGCCCAGGCCTGGGTGGCTGAGCTTCCGCGCAAGGTGGTGTCGGGGTCGGGCCTGCAAATGCACGAGTGGACGATCGCCTGCGCCTCCATCAACTGGGACTTCGGTGGGGACGCGGCGGGCGCCTTCTCGCTGTCGGGCCTGGTGGGCGCGGCGGTCAACTTCGTGGCCGGCCATCTTCCGTTCCCGGTGTAGGAGGGCAGCATGTCGCAGACCTCGCGCGAGCCAGATCTCTTGGAGTCGCTGGACACCATCGTCCAGAGCCGCCTCAACGAGGTGCACGTCGCCCTGCCCGCGAAGATCGTCACCTACAAGCCCGCCCAGGAGGCCGGTGCCCCCCACCTGGCCGACGTCCAGCCCACGCTGATCCGCGTGTTCGTGGACGACGACGATCAGGAGGTGCCGGTCGAGTACCCCGTCATCCCCGACGTGCCCGTGGCCTTCCCGCGCGGTGGCGGCGGCTTCCTGACCTTTCCGCTGAAGGCCGGGGACCTCGTGCTCCTGGTCTTCGCCCAGCGCAGCCTCGACGCCTGGCTCCAGACGGACGGCAAGACGCCCACCGACCCGGGCGATGCGCGCCGCCACCACGTCACGGATGCCGTGGCGTACCCGGGCCTGCTCACGGCCACGAACTTCATCCCCAACGTCAACACCACCGACGTCGTGCTGGGGCTCGAGGATGGCAGCATCGCGATCCACCTCCAGCCCAGCGGCAAGGTGGCCGTGAACGGCGGCAACAAGGCGCTGGCGAAGGCCGCGGAGACCGAAGCGCGCCTGGCGGCCTTGGAGACCTTCGCGAGCCTGCACACCCATAGCAACGGCAACTTCGGCAGCCCCACCGGCAACGCCATCGGCGGCTTCAGCCCCGGAAGCGGCGGCGCCGCGGTTGCCAGCACCAAGGTGTTCACCGATGCCTGACCTGAAGCTCGACCCGGTCACCTGGGACGTCTTCCAGGGGCCTGACGGCGGCGGCGTGCTCACCGACGACGCCAGCGGGGAAACCGTCTGGCAGCGCGTCATGTTCCGCCTGCGGATGCTCGAAGGCGAGTGGTTCCTCGACAACCGCCTGGGCATCGACTACCTGGGCCAGGTGTGGGTCAAGAACCCCGACCTGGCGGCGATCGCCACCAAGCTGAAGGCGACCATCTTGGACACGCCGGGCGTGGCTGCGATCGCCAGCTATAAGCAGACCTTCGACCCGGCGGCGCGCCGCCTGACGGTCAACTGCACGTTCACGGACGACCTCGGCAACCTGCTGACGATCGGAGGGACCTGATGTCTTACGGCCTCACGGCGGCCGGCTTCGCCATCAAGACCCAGGACACCATCCGCACGGAGCTGGAGAACGCCTACCGCGGCATCTTCGGCGCGGCCGTGCCGGTGACCGGCGACTCCGTCTTCGGTCAGGAGATCGGCATCTTCAGCGAGCAGATGGCGAACCTATGGGAGCTGGCGCAAGCGGTCTACCTGTCGCCGTTCCCGGACAGCGCCCAGGGCGTCCAGCTGGCGAGTTCCGCCACCATCACTGGGCAGTCGCCCTTGCCCGCGGCGTTCTCGACCGTCACCCTGACGCTGACGGGCACCAACGGCACCGTCATCCCGGCCGGCTCCCTGGTCGGCATCACGGGCACCACCACGACCTTCGCCACGGACGCCCAGGCCACGATCGCCGGCACCACCGCCACGGTGACGGCCACCGCCACCACCACGGGCGCCCTGACCGCGCCGGCCGGCACGCTGACGGTTATCAAGACCCCGGTGGCCGGCTGGACCGCGGTCACCAACGCGGCCGATGCCCTGGTCGGCCGGGACGCGGAGACCGACGCGATCTTCCGCTCCCGGCGCCTCGCCAACCTGGCGATCGCCCTGGGCGGCCCGGTCGCCGCGCTGCGGACCAAGCTGGCCGCGGTTACGGGCGTGACCTTCGCCGGCGTGAAGGAGAACCGGACGGACGCCACCGATGTGTCGGGCCTGCCGCCCCACAGCTACCAGATCACCGTGATCGGAGGCTCCGACGCGGACGTGGCCGCCGCCATCTGGGCGGGCAAGTCCCCCGGCATGGCCACGACCGGCACGAGCTCCGCCACGGTCACGGACGAGTTCGGCAACGCGCAGACCGTCTACTGGATCCGCGGCACCAACGTGCCCATGTACCTGGACGTCACGCTCACCCGGGACGCCTCCACCTACCCGGCGGATGGCGATGCGCGGGTCGCCGCGGCCCTGGTGGCCTTCGTGGCGACCCTGGACTACGGCGCCGACGTGCTCAACTGGCAGCTGATCGCCGCCCTCGGCGCGATCCCCGGCATCCTGTCCGTGGTCATCAAGCAGGACCGCGCCCCGGCGCCGTCGAGCAGCGCCAACACGGCGATCGCCAGCAACGAGAAGGCCACGCTCACCGGCGGCAACATCGCGATCCACTAGGGAGGGCGGCCCGTGCTGACGCACAACACCAACGTGGCGGGCGACATGACCGCGCGCCTGGCCGCCCAGCTGCATGAGCGCCCCAAGCTCGCCGCGGTGCTGGCGGCTTACGCCCAGCAGTTCCAGGATCTGGAAGATGCGCTCTGGAGCATCCTGACGGGCCGGCCCTACCCGGTGGCCGCGGGGGACGCCCTCACGCGCTGGGGGGCGGCGGTGGGCGAGCCGCGGCCGACCACCGGGCCGGCGGCCACCGATGACAGCGTCTATCGACCCCTGGTCGACGCGCGCATCGCCACCAACATCAGCCTCGGGCTGACGTCCGACATCATGGGTTTGCTCCGGGCGCTGCAGGCCTCCCAGGTGCACTACGCGGAGTACACGCCCGCGTCGGTGACGCTCACGGTGCAAGACGACATCGTCGCGAGCGATGCTACGCTCCAGGCGATGCTGGTGGCGGCCACCGGCCCGGTGCGCCTGGACGTCGAGATGGTGACCGACCACCCGTTCGGTTTCGCGTCCGACCCCACCGCCTACGGCTTTAGCGACGGCGAACTCGCCAGGAGCGTGATCTAATGCCTACCGCCCCCTCTCAATCGGCCAACTGGGCCGACAACGGCACCACCGCCGTCGTGGTCGATCCGGGCGCCACCAAGCAGGCCCTGGGCTGGGTCGGCACGGAGAAGCCCTCCGAAGGCCACATGAATTGGATCCTCTACGTTCACGGGAAGTGGATCCAGTACCTCGGCGACGTCTGGAGCTACATCCAGAATCCCACCACGACGCTAACCTACTCGGGGCGCCGCCTGACGCGGGCCGACTGGCCGACCGGGCGCCTGGTGTTTAACTATGCCGCCACCGGCGCCAGGATCTCCAGCATCGTGCTGCAGCCGGCGGGCGGTGGCTCCGCCATCTACACCTGGACCCCCACTTTTACGGGTCGAGTTGTCACGACCTGGACGAGGACTTAAGCCATGCTGCTTTCCAATGTTGCCCAGGGCCAGATGGCCGACGAGTTGATCGGGCTGTCGGGCGGCGCTGTCATGTCCAGCGTCAGCAACTCGACGTATACGGTCCCGGCCGGCTACACCCTGGTCATTCACGGTTGCTGCTTTATCGCCAACTCGGCCGTCGCCGCAACCCTCACCATTGGCGGTACAACGGTTTTCAACGCAACCATGGCCGCGAGCAGCAACCTGTCGCTGGCAGATAGGCGCCGTCTCACCTATACCGGCGGTAGCGGGCTGTCGCTTGTTACCAATGCGTATACCTCCGGCGCCCCAGCGCTCACCGCGCTCTATACCGCCGGCAGCACGGCCTCCTTTTGCGCGGAGAACGCCCCTTACTTGTTCTGGCCCCTGGCGGCAGGCCAAACCATTGTCTCTAACAACGCCAATTGCGTCTTCTACTTCTGGGGCACCCTCATTCCGACCTAAGGAGCCACTCCATGTTCTTGATCCTGATCAACGGCGAGACACAAATCGGATGCAACCCGCCTGGAGACGACATCCTGGAGGGACTCTTAGGGCATTACGGCACCAATGTGCGTATCGTCCGCGCTGCCACCCAGGCGGATCACGAGGAAATGGCCGCCTTGCGGAACGCCGTGGACTCCAGCGGTGACTTTCCACTCCTGATCGGCAACACGCTCGACTTGGCCGACGATGGCATCACGATCGAGGCGCGAGACAAAGACGGCGCCTTGATCAAGACCTGGCTTGGCGTGCTGATCTACCCCATCAGCCAACCGCCGGCTCCTCCGGCGCCCATCGTGGATCTGTCCGACCTCAACCGCCGCATGGTCGCGCTGGGCTCTAACCTGGACGCCGTCGCGCTCGGCATGGGCATGCAGCAAGGCCAGCCCATCACCCAGGGCATGGCGGAAGCGCTGGCGGCGGAGGTCGCGCGCCAAGAGGCCGACGCCCACCTCCCCCGCGTGGGGCAGTTCTCGAACTAACCGCACAGCAGGACGCCCGCCCACCAGGAGGCCCCATGTCTGCCCAGACCACCATCGACCGCCTGCCGGGCGGCCTTACCCTCGTGCGCCACTACGACCCCGGCGCCGGCTCCGTTGACGCCCAATGCGGCAGCCTGGCGGAGTGGCAGGGCTACGCGGCCCAGCTGGGCCAGGACTCGCTCGAATACTACGCCCGGCCGGACGGCACCCACAAGTTCTGGGAGAAGGTGGAGATCAACACCTACTCCCGCTTCCTGCCCTTTCCCAACGCCCAGCTGGCCCTGGCCCTGACCTACAGCCTGGGCGGCGGCAAGAGCCGCATCGACATCCAGTATTTCGACCCGGCGGCCAACCCCTACCGCTTCCCGGCGGCGCTGAGCCACGAGATGGGCCACGCCTTCCACAACTGGTGCGGGTTGTACGGCGCCGACAACGCCGGCCTGGGCGACGTGGCCGCGATGTGGGAGCGGCTTGTCAGCACCAACGCCAGCGCCTACGACGCCAGCAAGGAGCCCTGGTCGCGCGATCCCGGCTGGGAGCAGTTCGCCAACGCCTACCGCTTCCTGTTCGGCACCAGCCAGGCGCCCGGCGCGACCCGCGGATCGTCCGGCCCCGGCACGCCTGACGGTGTCGTCCAGGGGTTCGAGGATCCGAAGGGGCATCCCGACTGGCGCAAGATGTTCCAGTGGCTGCCGGAGCTGTGTGCCTTCATCCGCACCTACGGATGCGCGCCGGGCTCCCTCCAGTGGTACGGCAACTGGTGCTTCTTCTTCCAGACCGCCAGGGAGGCCAACGGGCTGCCCGCGGGGACCTGGGTGTTCCAGGACTACTACTACACGATCGCCGGCCGCACGGACGGCTGGCACAAGCGCGTCGGCGCCAGTTGGCAGCAGTTCGCGCCCACCTACTCCCGGACCTGATGGAGACGGCCATGAGCAACACGCTGCCCACCCCGCCCCCCGCGCCGTCGCCCACGGCCCTGACCGTCGCCTGGCGCTATGCCGGCCCCGCGCTGGGCGGCGTGGCCGCGGGCGTCGTCTCCTACCACGGCGGCGCGTCCGCGATCGGCCACCTGGTCGATCAGATCGGCTTCGCGGAGGCGCTGGTCGTCACCAGCGTGGCCGGCGCGGGCGCCCTCATCTGGGCTACCGGCAAGACGATCGCCTCCTGGGTCGAGACGTCCGCGGCCCGCGCGATGCCGCGCCTGGATGCGTTCCTGAAGGACTTCGGCGAGGCTTCGCGCGCCAGCGCCGCCACCGCGCTGATGCTCCGCGAGGCCGACGATCGCGCCCGCGAGGAACGCGCCCAGCAGGCGGAACGGCTCGAAGAGCTGGCCCAGATGGGCGAGAACGATCACGCGGATCTGGCGGACGGCCTGCGCCGCTGCGAGGCCCACGCCAAGGAGGCCGCCCACGCGGCGGAGGCGGCGCGCAAGGAGGTCATGCACTTGTCGGAGCGATTCGGCGTGCAGATGGAAAAGGCCTCCGCCATCGCGGATCGCGCCGCCACCAACGCCGCCCGCGCCGCCCAGGTCTGCGAGGCGCTCGCGCGCGAGCTGCAGATCGAGAAGCTGATCCCCGCCGCCGCGCCGCCCGCGCTGCCCGTCCAGGAGGCCTGACCCATGCCCATCCCCACCCAAGGCGTCGACACCACCCAGCTGGACGACGCCCACCGCCGCGCGCTCGCCATCCTAACCCAGATGACGCCGGTCCACCTGGCCCAGCTGAAGAACGTCATGCACCTGGGCGTTCCGGCCGTCGTCGGCCCCCAGACGCTGGAGGCCTTCGTCACGCTGTGCGGCGATCGCGGCCTGGACCTGTCCGCCGAAGGCCTCACCACCTTCAAGGCCGCCCACCACCTGGACGACACCGGCGCTAACGAAGGCGCCATCGGCCACACGACGGCGGAGGCCTACGCCGCGGCCATCCTCGCCGCCACCCCCGCGCCGGCCGCGCCTGGCCGGCACGTCACCGCCCGCGGCATGCACGTCGTGCAGAACTTCGAGGGCCTGGAGCGCGTGCTCCCCAACGGCCTGGTCACGGCCTACCTGGACCAGGTGGGTGTGCCGACCATCGGCTGGGGTCACACCGCGGGCGTGCACATGGGCATGACCGTGACGCGCGCGGACTGCGAAGCTTTCCTCGCCGCCGACCTCCACGTCGCGGAGGAAGCCGTCACCCGGCTGGTGAAGGTCTCGCTCTCCGACAACCAGTTCGACGCCCTCGTGTCGTTCACGTTCAACGTCGGCACGGGCGCCCTGGCCGCCTCCACGCTGCTGCGCGACCTCAACGCGGGCGACTACGCCGCCGCGGCCGACCAGTTCCTCCGCTGGGTCAACGGCGATCGCGGCCCCATCCAGGGCCTGGTCGCGCGCCGGCAGGAAGAGCGCGCCTTGTTCCTGCGGGCCGGCTAATGGACCTGCCCTCGCTGCTCGACGCCCACCCCCGGCTGGCCATGGCCGCAACCACCCTGGCCGGCGTGCACCTCCCCTCCCCCTGGAGCCTGTACCGCCGCGCGGCGGTGGCCCTCGTGCGCTTCCTGAAAGGAGCACCCATGACCCCCTCGCAGATCCAAGCCATCTCCCAGGACGTCAAGATCGGCATCGATTTCACCGTGCAGCTCGTGGAGACGATGCTGAGCGGTGCGGATGGCGCCTCGAAGAAGGCCAAGGCGGTCGAGATCCTGTCCACCGCGCTGACCGCGGGCGAGCAGGCGCTCAAGCTGCCGGGCATCGTCATCGCCGTGACCACGAACCCGGCCGTGCTGGGCTTCCTGATCGACCAGGCCGTGGCGGAAGCCAATGCGCTGGGTCTGTTCGGCGCGGCGGCCACCGTTCCCCAGGCGCCGGCCGCGCCGGTCGGGGCGGAGGCCTAACCGATGGTGGACGAGCTGCCCACGACGCCCCCGCTGGTCGTCGTCACGCCCAAGCCGGAGCCCAAGGCCCCCAAGGCCGCGGAGCCTGAGCCGCCCTTCCGTCACGAGACGTGCGCCGACTGCGGCGAGCCGATCGCGGACGACCAAGACGCGGTGGTCTTCCCCTACGCGAAGGTGAGCTACCACAAGCCGCACCGCCCCGCGCAGGATCCGCCGATGCCGCCGGCCCAGGGAAAGCCGGAAGCCGGCGCCGCGGAGTAAGCCTACCCACCACGAAGCCCCTGACGCCGCGCGGCGTCAGGGGCTTCGTGTCGTCTACCGGGTCCCGCATCACCCTTTAACCCAATCTTGGGTTTTCGATGCCGCGTTCGAGTGGTAGAGTTTCATCAGCAACCTGGGAGGGGGATGAGCCCTCCCAGGCCGGCGTCAGGGCTTAGCTGCCGCCGTTGTTGCTGATGATGGTGTACATCTTCGGCGTTCCTCCTTTCTGGGGGACTGGGCCCCGGCGGCAACCGGGGCCTTTGCCTTGGCGCGCCCCCCTTGATGAATTAATAATACTCCATTGGGTGAAAGATTGCAATAGAAAAATCACCCATTGACGAAAAATATTTTCCTGCTAGGCTGGTAGCAGGAGGTGGCCATGAAACTTCGGTTGGCAGAGCTGATGGACGAGCGCGGTCTGAACCAGGTCCAGGTCGCGGAAGGGCTGGGCGTGTCGCCCGGCGTGGTCAACAGCTGGCTCAAGGGGAAGAAGCGTGCCGCTGGCGCCCCGCCCGATACGGTCTGGCCCTCGTTTCCCTTGTTCGAGGCCTTGTGCGTGTTCTTCGGCGTCGGGCCAAGCGATCTGCTGGAGGTAGAGGCGGCAACCACGCCAAGCGGCAAGACCTGGCAGGACTTCGGCCCCGCGCGCGGCCCTGGCCGACCAAAGAAGGCCACGCCGGAAGAGAAAGACGCCGCCCTGGAGTACGTCGACGAGGCCCGCCAGGCCTACGAGGACGCCACCGCGCGCGGCGACAAACAAACCCAGCTGCGTAAGCGCGGGCGCACCCTGACCGAAGCCATGGTTGGGGCGATCGAGGCCGGCGTGGAGCTGGAGGGTTAGGTCAGGGATTCCTAACCCGGGACGGCGGGCCGCCTACGCCCAGGGCCGCCAGCACGTCCCCGGCGTCCAGGTGCGAGAAGACCATGCCCCGCCGCTTGCCCACCTGGAGGAAGATGCGACCGTCCGTGCTCAACACCATCCGGTGGCGTTCCAGCACGGCAACGATGTCCAGCAGAGCCGCGATCTCTTCCGCGGTGAAGCTGTCGTCCAGGTCGATGCCGTTGCGCGCGGCTTCACGTCGCGCGAGCTCCGCGGCGATCGCCGTGGCCCGCTCCGTCTTGCCGGTCCGTTCGACCTGGCGATGGAGCATGCGGAGGTCCGCGTCGGAGAGGGCGTGCCACATCGGCCCGATCGATTCTGCGCTCATGTCTCGAGCGTAATCGAACGGGCGTTCTAAATCAAGATAACATAACTTCGGCGGGGCAGCGAGGGTCTATTCGTCTGCGATTACGCGTACTTCACGTTCCTTAGGTTGGCGCTTTCGCAGACGTTCGCCCGGCCGCCGGGGGATGGGCAGGGGCACGGACTCCGGCCACCCTTCCGCGTCGAGCGGCTTCAGGATCAGGCGGCACTCCAGCCAGCCCACCTCGATGCGAGCAACCACCATCCGCAGCATGCGCCCCTGCTTCTTGGGCGATGAGGCGTTGAAGATCTCCAGGAACGGCCCCGGCAGCACCGGCATGGGGTCAGGCGCCGTGGGCTTGGGGGCGTTCGTCAGCGCGGCGATCCGCGCCTCCAACTCCGCCACTTCCTTCTGGGTGCGCTCCAGGCTGGTTTCCACGCCCGACTTGAAAAGCAGCTTGGCCCTCTCGATGCGCGCGCGAAGGTCGGCCACCGCCTTGGCCGTCCCATCCTTGGCAGCGGTCGGCCGCCGCAGGGGCGGGCCGCCGTCAAGGGATCGGGTCGCGTCGAAGAGCGCGGCCACGGCCGGGATGATCGTCCGCTCGATGTACTGGCGCGACACGGTGCCGCGCTCGTCGCAAAGGTGCGCCGGCATCGTGCAGCGGAAGGTGTCGTAGCGCCGATCGGCCCGAAGGGTTGTGCCCGTCCGGTAGAGCGAGCGCCCGCAGCCGGAGCACTTCAGCAACCCCGCCCAGGCCCTCACCTCGCGCGCGTGCTGAGTCCTCCCCGGCGTGAGGCGCAGCTCCGCCACCCGCGCCTGGGTGGCGTCCCACCGCTCCTGATCGATGATCGCCTCGAAGACGGGCTCTGACACCACCCAGAGGGTTGGGTCCACGGGCTTGGTCTTCTTGCCGGTCTTCCGGTGGTAGACCACACGGCCGGTGTAGGCCGGGTTGGTGAGGATCAGCATGACGGCCCGCCGGTTCCATAGCTCGGCGCCCGATGGGCTGGGGATCCGCTCGCGTGTCATGTACTTGGCGATGCCGTCGAAGGACATCTGGTCGTCTAGGAAGAGGTCGTAGAGCCGGCGCACAACCGGCGCGCGCTCCGGGTCGACCTCGATGCGAGGGTGCCCCGCTGGCGCCAGGTCGCGCGGCACATAGCGGTAGCCCATCGGCACCATGTGGGACGCCCAGGTCCCCCCGCTCGCCAGGAACTTCTGGACGTCGCGCACGCGGTTGGCGGTGTTCAGGCTCTCCTGCTCCGCGAAGCCGCCCAGCATGGCGAACATGGCTTTACCCATGGGCGTGGTCAGGTCCAGCGGCTCCGTCAGCGAGACGAGGTCGACGCCGACCGCCTCGAAGTTCTCCAGCACCTTGAACAGGCGCACGATGCGGCGGGCCAGGCGATCGGTGCGGTAGACCAGCACCACCTTGAACCGTCGGGCCTTGGCGTCGGCCTCCATCTGGAGCAGCTGCGGCCGGTGGTCGTCGCGCCCGCTCATGACGTCGGTGTAGGTGGCGACCAGGTCCCAACCACGCTCCGCGCAGACCCGTCGCGCCATGTCCTCCTGGGCGGCCAGGCTGACGCCCTCGTCGGCTTGCATCTGTGTAGACACGCGGCTGTAGAGGACGGCACGGATGGACATGGGGCCTCCTAGAAGGGAATCGCGCCGTCCAGGTCGTAGGTCTGTGCCTGGGGCAGGCGTGGGAACGTCAACACCTTCATGCGCATCTCGCGCCACGTCGTTACCCGGTACTCCAGATCCGCCGGAGCGATGCCCGCCGCCTCACACACATAGGCGATCGGGCGGTCCTCGCGTGCCATCTGCTCAAGGAAGGCGTCGGTGACCAAGCGCCCCAGCGCGCGGCGGTAAGGTCCGCGGTAGTCCCGCGCCTCGCGCCCCACCCGCGCGGCGTGCTCCGGGGCGTCGTCCGGGAGAGGGAAGCGCAGGCGGAATCGTTTCCCCGGCCAGTCCAGGCGGACCACTTCCAGCATCATGGCCGCAGCGAGCACCCCGCGGTGTTCCTGGATGAGCCGGTTGCAGATTGTGAGCAGCCATCCGTCCCGTCGCCGGGTGAGGTGGGCATCGTTTACTAGCCACGCCGTGCGCAGCTCGACGTTGTACCTCAGAAAGTCCGGCTCCAGCCGATCCATCGTTCCTCGCTACCCGACAACGTCCGCCAGGTGTACAGGAATCAATTTAGAACATATGGTCGATATGGCGCAAGTAAAGGTTTTACCGTGGTTTTACATAATACTTTCAGGGCGTCATCAGCCCTGGCTCAGTAAGCGTTGCTTCTGGGAGTCGAATTCCTCCCTGGTTAGGAGCCCTTTCTCAACGAGCGCACTGAGTTTGACGATCTCGTCAGCGACCGAAGCTGTTGGGATTGACTTGGTTTGAACCTCCGTTGACGCTAACTGCGTCCTGAAGTCCTTATCTGACATATTAACAATCACGGATAGTACGCCCAGCCAATGCTCCGCGTCTTCAGCGGCGGCCTTAAACTCCAAGCTATTTGCCAACTTTGGAGAAGGCAGGAATTTGATCACCCAAATAGGCGACTTCAGATCTTCGATCGTTAGCTTCAGTTCCAGCTTGTTTATCATCTTGGACGACTTTGTTTTGGCCGAAAGCCCACCCAGGAGAATCCCGGCGCCCCCAAGAAGCACCCCGCCCACGGCAGCGCCGACCGCCTGACTTCCACGCGCGGTCGAGGTGATTACGTCGTTATCAACAATCAGATCAACAGAAACCAGCTTATCAAATGGAAATACCCGCCCAAAGGGATTCTTCTTGGTTCCCTGAATTAGCGCGATCAATTTCCTTTCTTCGTCCAGGGCTATGGCGTCACTAAAGTCAGGGGTCGCCCAGGACTGTGTTGTTGAAAACTTTGTATCGTGGAATAGAGCAGCCTTGAAGTTTTTAAATCGCTCGTCGTCCTCTTTCTTCACCCTTTTATCTTCCTGATTAAGGACATAGAAGGCGGCGGGGACACCAATGAGGACTAGAAAGAAAACAACCGTTCCATCCATTACGTTTCCGCCCTTCCAGCGTGCGTCCCCATCTCTTCGCTCAGCTCTGCCATAGTCGTCCGAAGCTCGCGAATCCGATCATCCGGCTTCTCCGTCCACACTGAGCTTTGTGGCCCCAGATTCACCGACTCAAGATCCCCATCCGTTAGCTCGCGGATCGCATCCAGAAGCCGCAGCTCCTTGAGCGTCAGCACCTGGCCCGTAGCCTCCCATCCCCGCTCCGTGCGCTGGAGCAGGCGCATGCGCTCATCCGGGCTTAGCTCCCACACCGCCGATCCGGAAAGCGGGTGCAGCGGGTGCGTTCGGTCGTCCAAGATCCCCATGCGCTCCAAGATACGTCGCTCGCGGATCGTGAGTACTTCTTGCTCTCCTGGGCCCTCATTATCCCAAGCCGCCTCGCGGAGCTGGTCGAAGGTGACCGGGTAGCCGAACTCCGTCATCTTCTCCGCCAGCATGCGCAACGTGGACTCGCGAGGGCGAAAAGGGAGTCCGGTGGCAACATCCGTGCCGGTCTCAAGCGAACGCACGTACTGGATCGAAACGCCCAGCACCTTCGACGCCTTCGCCTTTGAAAGGTGAAACCGATCCCGAAACTGGCTGACGATCGCGCCCAGGTTACCCATTCGGGCAAGCATAGCATTGTGCATTTCGCTTTGTTCCTGAACAAAATCGAATAGAACTAGTTGACAGCCTTAACGCTTGATCGTATAGTTCTATTCGTTAACCGGATAGTCCAAGGAGGCCCACCCGATGCCCCCGGTCGATATGCCTAACCAACGCGCCCTTGGCACCCACCTGGCGGACTTCCAGGAGAGGTTCAACCTGCACAGCCTGGCTAGCCTGGCGCGCGTGCTTGGTACTGCCGTCGCAACGGCCAGGACGCTTGTGATGGGCCAAGGTGTTCCGCGAGACGCCACGCTCTACCAGCTCGCCGCCCGGATGAACGACCACGCGGAGAGCAAGGGACACCCCTGGCGGACCAGCTTCGACGAGCTGCGCGCCGCCCGCGATCTCGACGCCGCACGCGCCCGCGAAGCCAGCTAACAGGAGTTCCACATGAATACCTCCGAACCGCGCCCCACGGGGCGCTCTAAATCCGCGTCCTCACTTGAAGAGGCGCTGGCGCGCATCAAGCCCCGCCCCTGGTCGGAACTGACCCCGGACGAGCGAGCCCGCCGCCAGGAGATCCAGGAGATCTTCCTCCAGGTGGAGGACGCCTCTCACCGCGAGCTTGCCTAACCCTAAGCCAAGCAACGGTTACACGTCACCTTAACCTTTCTTAACCCTGCGACAAGAAGGAGCCCTCCCATGCCTCAACCCCGCCGCCGGGACCTCGCCGAGAGCGTGGTCCGCCCGATCACCCCCACGGAGCTCCAGCTCCAAGTGAACAAGGAGGCCGCGATCGTCGCGGCTGACAAGGTGCAGAACGTGAAGCAAAAGGAGAACTACCAGGCGATCGCCGCCACGCGCGACGAGGCCCACGAACTGGCACAGGCCGCGCGCGACCTCATCACCGTCGCCATGAGCGACGTTCAACAGGCCCTGGACGCCATCACCGAGGGCTTCCCGGAGACCGGCAAGACCATCTTGCGCCAGCTCAACGAGAGGCTGGACACCGCGAGGCAGGGTATCCGCGACCTCCACGGCAAGCTGGACACGATCGCCGGCCAGGTCCAGACGGGCCTCGACATCGAGGAACTGGACGTCGAGAGCGCCATCGAGCGCACGCACTTGCTGGACAACCGCAACCGTCGCGTGACGGACTTCCGCCGCGTCGAGCGCGACTACCGGCCGGGTCCCGGCGGCGGGGTGGCGTAGATGCAGAGCGCCTACCAGGTAGCCGTGAAGGCCGCCGAGCCCACCGAAACGGAGCTGCACCTGGACCGCGTCGCCGCGGGCAGCATGAAGGCCGACCCCCGCGCGCGTGAATCCGCCCTTCAACGGTTCTGGCGCCGCGCCACGGGTGCCCGCTGATGGAGGCCGTCACCCTGCCGATCGTCGCCGGCGTCATCGACGCGCCCATTCAGCCCACCCTGGGCGGCCGGATCGCCCTCGTCACGCTGCACCAGGACGGCCTGCGCCGGTTCCCGCGCCGCGAGCGCGTCCTCCACGCCGACCAGGTCACCGTGGGCGCCGCGGTCCAGTGGTTCGAGACCAACTTCCCCGGCGCCAACCACTACAACACGCCGCGCTGGGACGGCTTCGTCACCGCCGTGGACGCCAACAGCGTCACCGTGCAGCGCCATCGCAACGACCTGGAGGCGCTGGCCGCTCACCGCGCCTGGACCGTCGCCAACACCCCGCCGCCCAAGAACTGGTGGGAAGACGACGAAGCCGCCGGCGAACCGGCGGCCTGACGTTACCCCTGCGACAGGGCACCGGACGCGAGTATACACCGGCCCGGCGCCAGGTTCAACCCCCAAGGAGCCTTCCCGATGAGCAGCTTCGACGACTTCACCCCCCTTGTGAAGCACGAACGGAACTACACCCACATGGACAACCTGGCGACCATCTCGGCTGGCTACAAGCGCGAAGACGGCGTCCCCGTCGTCAGCCGCGACGGCACCATCTACGTCAGCGACCCCGAGGGGCGCGCGCCTGGCCTCGCCAAGATTCTGGCCGACAACGGCAAGAAGCACCTGACGATCGCCGTGCCGTCCAACGAATGGCGCGACATCATCCAGCAGACCTTCCGCAAGGAGAGCCGGAACACGCTCCAGGCCTTCGGCGACGCGGAGAGCATCACGGAGCTGATCCCCGTGAACGACGACAAGAGCCCGGCGCGCCGGGTCGTGCACAAGGCCGGGACGCCAGGCTATGAGCAGCTGAAGGCGGAGTGCAAGGTCACGACGTCCATCACTTTCATCCTGGCCGACTACGCGCCGGACGGCTCGATCGTCTACCTCTTCCCGGACGGCGTCGGCACCTACCGCCTGCGGACCACCAGCGAGCACACCGCTGAAAACCTGATCGGCTGCCTCAAGCTGATCGCCCAGCTCAACCATGGCCACGTGGCCGGCATCCCCATCAGCACCCGGATCGCGTACCCGCAGAAGACCACGCCCAACGCCACCAAGGCCAAGGTCCCCGTGTTCGTCTTCGGCGTGAAGCAGCCGCCCGGCATGATGCTGACCAGCAAGGTGCTGCCGCAGCTAGCCGCGGGCGCGGCCGAAGCCATCGGCCTGTCGCTGCCGGCGCTGCCGCCCGGCGAGACCATCGACGATGCGATCGAAGAGATCAGCGCCACGAAGCTGAACGCCCTCACCACCGGCGTGAACCCGGACAAGGTGCGCGCCACGTTCTTCGCCATCCTGGGCGACGACGAGGCGGAGCGGCGCGCGTTCCTGCGCCAGTACACCGCGAACGTCGGCCCGGAGACGATCGACTCCCTCGCCAAATTCCTGGAGACGGCCACGCCGGAGAGCGCCAGCGAGATGCTGGAGGCGCTGGAGGCCTACGTCGAGGCCAACGGCCTGGGCGGCGTCGTCCACGAGGTGGAGGCGGAGCTGGTCACCGATGACGAGCCGGCGCGCTCCACGGAAGACCAACGCAACGAGCTTTGGTCGGTGCTTGTGGCGGGCTACGGCGCCGAGCAAGCCAAGGTCATCCTCAAGGACTGGCTGACCGAGCTGAAGCTTACCGCCAGCGCCGATCTTACCGCCGCCCAGGTCGAGCGCGCGATCGCCCACTACCGCGCCCACGCGCAGACGCAAGCCGCTTAGCGGCGTAGAAGGAGTCCCCACCATGGCCATCACCCTCACCTTCGAGACCGTCGCCCAGCTGCGCGAGCAGGTGACCGACCTCTTTCCCCACCTGGCCGCCTCCGTCCCGGTGGCCCAGGCGCCCACCCCCGCCACCAAGGAGGCGATCGCCCTCCAGGAAGAACTTGCCGCCGCCCGGCGGGAGTTGGCGGAGGCCCAGTCCAACCTCAAGAAGCACGAGTCCGCCTACTCCGCCCAGGGTGACCTGCTGCGCGAAACGCAGGACCAGCTGAGGGCGGCGCGCGAGGGCGACGGCCCTGGCCTCTCCGGAGCCGTGGAGGCGATCGCCACCGCATGCGCCACGCTGGGCACGGACCTTGCTACCCCTGCGACGCTGGTCGCCCTGGTGACCGAGGTCAAGCAGGAGCGCGACCAGGCGCATGCGGCGCTGCAGGAAGCCCAGGAAGCGCTGGAGGCCGCCCAGCTGGAAGTCAGGCGCCTGGTCGAACTGGTCGGCACGCCGAACCCGGAGAAGAAGCCCAGCACGCGCGGGGGCAAGAAGAAGGGCGAGGCCGAGGCCAAGGACGCTGACACCAAGCCCGCCGGGGACGGCGCCCAAGGGTTCGACGCCGCCGGCAAGCTGGTCGAGTTCCCCGCGGACTTCGTCAGCCTCCCGGATCTGCCCCATGATGTAGCGGACGGCACCGGCGTGATCATCGCCATCCAGAGCACGGAGAGCCCCAGCGGTTGGCTGACGCCCGGCGGTATCGTCGAGAAGCGCTTCACCGGGACCGACCGTTACGAGGTCAAGCTCATCGGGGGCGGCCGGCACACCGTGCACCGCAACGCTATGCGCGGCGTGCCCGAGGCGCCTGGCGGCGAGGCCCCGCTGGAGCGCGCGCCGGTGGCTCCGCTCACCCAGGCGCCCACGCCCGCGGCGAACGACGCCGTGGTCGACCGCCTGGTCAACGAGGACGAGCGAGCGGCCCTGGTCGAGCTCGCCAAGAAGCTGAAGCTCGCGCCCAACCAAGAGAAGCTGATCGAGGTCATGAAGGCCCTCATCAACAAGCACTTCGCGCCCAAGACCTCGTCAGCGGAACTGACCGTCACGGAGATGGAGCAGTTGAAGGGCCACATGGAGCGCGAAGCCACCATCCCTTTCTAGCCGGCGCCAGCGAGTGCCGCTCCTGCAAGGCGCCTATTCGCTGGCTCAAGACCCCCACCGGCAAGTCCATCCCCGTCGAGGCCCGCACCGCCGCTCCCCAGGACCGCTTGTTTAGCGGCTCGGCGGGCCACCTGTCCCACTTCGCATTTTGCCCCGCTGCCCAGCAGCACAGGAGGAAACGTTGAACAGCATCACCATCGTCGGCCGCATCGGCAAGGACGCGACCCTCAAGACCGTCAACGACAAGGACGTCGCCGAGTTCTCGCTCGCCATGGACACCCAGGTCAAGGGCGAGAAGGTCACGCTCTGGTTCGACTGCGCCGTCTGGGGCGCCCGCGCCAAGAACGCCGCACAGTACCTCAAGAAGGGTGGCACCATCGGCGTCACCGGCCGCCTGCAACCGCCCTACGTCAAGGACGAGAAGGCCTACCTCAAGGTCGACGTGAACGACTTCACGCTCCCGCCCAAGAGCGAGTCGGCGGCGCCGCCCCCGCCGGCGGCCAAGGACGAAATTCCGTTCTGATGGGCAAGACGTGCAAGGCGTGCGGCGCCTTCAAGCCGCTGAGCGAGTTCTACACGCACCGCTACAACGCTGATGGCTACCTGAACCGTTGCAAGGATTGCGTCAAGGCGCGGGTTAAGACCCACCGCCAGGCCAATCTGGAGCGCATCCGGGAGTACGACCGCAAGCGCGGGCAACAGGAGGATCGCAAGGCCGCCGCGCGCGGCCGCGCGGCCCGCTACAAGGACCGCCAGCAGGCCTACTTGGATCGCTACTACCAGCGACGACCGGAGGCCAAGGTCGCGCACGACGCGGTCAAGGTGGCGCTGAAGTCGGGCCAGTTGACGCGCCTCCCCTGCGAGCGCTGCGGAACCAAGGCCCTGGTCCAAGCTCACCACGACGACTACACCAAGCCGCTGGAGGTCCAGTGGCTGTGCCCGGCCCACCACGGTGAGCGTCACCGTGAACTGAACGAAGCGCGCCGCCGCGCATCCTAACCCGCCCCACTCCCCGTCCGAGGCCCGCATGACCGCCGTCCCCAACCTACAACCTGACCTGGCCGTCGCGGCTGCCTTCCTGGAAGCGCTCACCGGCAGCGCCGACACACCCGTGACGTTCCAGACCTTCCACGACCGCGAGAAGGGCAAGCTGGCCGTCCACCGCTACGGCACGCTGGCGGAGTGCGCGACCTGGCTGACCTCGCAGAACCGCAAGGGGGCGGGCGTGTACGTGACCGTCAACGCCACGGACGGCAAGGGGCGCACCAAGGCCAACATCACCGGCCTGCGAGCCCTCTTCGTCGAGGACGACGCCGGGGCGATCGCGGACCCCGCCGCCCTGGAGCCGCCGCCGTCCATTATCGTGCAGAGCAAGAAGGGTGCACACATCTACTGGCTGCTGCAGCCGGGCGAGGACGTCCGGCGCGCGGAGCCGGCGATCGCCGCCCTGATCCACCACCTGGGCACCGACGCAAAGGTCAAGGATGTGAGCCGCGTCCTGCGCCTGCCGGGCTTCTACCACATGAAGGGCGAGCCGTTCATGGTCACGCTGCAGCACGCGGACGACTCCGCCCGCTACACCATCGACCAGCTGCTGGCGGTCTACCCGCCTCCGCCGCCGGATCCTCGCCCGGCCCGCGCCGTCCCGAGCGCCCCCGTGGGCGCGCCGCGCACCGACGCGGAGCTTGATGCACACTACGCCCGCAACGCCCTGGCCGGAGCCGCCCGCGAGGTGGCCGCCTGTGCCGAAGGCGGGCGCAACAACCTGCTCAACACCCAGGCGTTCAAGATGGGCACCTTCGTGGGCGCCGGCGTCCTGGACTACGACACCGCGGAAGAAGAGCTGATCCGCGCTGGCGTGGCCGCCGGCCTGCCGGAGAGCGAGGCCAAGGCCACCGTCCGCAGCGGCCTGCGCGGCGGCGAGAAGAAGCCCCACGACATGGACAAGGTCCGCGCGGAGCGCAAGCAGCACGCCAAGGCCATGCCGCCCAGGCCGCCGGTGGGCAGCGCCGCGCCCGTCCCGGCACCGGTGCCGGAGCCGGCCGCAGAGCCCGTCAGCCTCGAGGAATTTAAGGCCGCGAAGGGCACGCCCGTGCCGGAGATCCTGGCGAAGCTGGGCGCGGTGGTCACACGCGAAGAGCCTTGGAAGGCCGGCGGCCGGAAGTGGTTCGTGGAAGTCTGCCCCTGGGCCGACGACCCGGAGGGCCACGTCGCGCACGTCGCCCAATTCCCCAAGGGCAGCATCGTGGCCGGCTGCAGCCACCCGGCATGCGCCGGCAAGAAGTGGAGCGACTTCAAGGCCGCCTACGCCCCCAAGAAGGCGCCGCCGAAGGTGCGCGAGGTCCGCGGCACGGAGTGGCCGCCGATCCCCACCGACGTGCCCGCCAACGAACACGAGATGTTGGCCAACTACGTGGTGCTGGTCGGCACCGAGAAGGTGTGGGATCGCCGCAAGAGCGCCATCGTGACGCCCGCGGCTATGAAGCTGGCCCACGGCGACGACTTCAAGGCCTGGGCCAAGGACCCCGACCGTCTGATGGTCGACGCGGACAAGCTGGTGTTCAAGCCCGAGGGCAGCGAGCCCGGCGAGCTGAACCTCTTCAGCGGCCTGCCCGTGCTGACGGTGGGCGACCCGGAGGGTGTCACCGCCTGGATGGATCACGCCCTCAAGATGGCGGGCTACAACGCGGAGCTGATGCACTGGATCGTCACGCGCCTGGCCTACAAGGTGCAGAACCCCGGCAAGAAGATCGCGAGCTCCATCGTCATCCACGGCGAGCAGGGCACCGGCAAGAACCTCTTCTTCGCCCCGCTGATCGCCATCTTCGGGCGTTACGGCGCCGTGGTCGGCCAGCAGCAGATCGAGAGCCCCTACACAGACTGGCTCAGCGGCAAGCTGATGCTGGTGGCCGACGAGGTCGCCAGCCGTGGCGAGCGCTACCACGTCAAGAACAAGCTCAAGGCGCTCATCACCAGCGACATGCTCGCCATCAACGAGAAGTTCGTCAGCACGCGCTGGGAGCGCAACTGCGCCGACATCCACTTCCTGAGCAACGACCACATCCCGCTGGTGGTGGAGCGGGGCGATCGTCGCTACTGCGTCACCCGCGACGACGAGGTCACGGACGAGGCCTACAACGCGAAGCTGGCCGCCGTCGACCCCGGCGCGCTCAAGGCGGCGCTGCTCGCCTGGGACTGCGGCGGCTTCCACGCCCACACCAAGCCGCCGGAGACGAAGGCCAAGCGGGCGCTGCTGGACCTCACCCAGGAGCCAGCGGATCGCTTCGTCGACCTGTGGCTCGCCGGAGACCTGCCCGTCCCCGCGGTGGGCGCGACGTCGGCGGACCTCTACAAGGCTTACGACATCTGGAGCAAGACCAGCGGCGAGCGCAAGGTCGTGCAGAGCGCGATCGAGTTCGGGCGCCACGTTGGTGCCCGCCTGACGCGCTTCTCCGTTTGGTACAGCAGCCGCACAACGTGGGCCTGGTCGACCAACGGTGAGAAGCCCAGTTTCGACGACCTGGAGTCGTTCCAGAAGGCGCTTGCCCTCTGGGTCGAGCGCGAGCAGAGGGCGCGCCTGTGAGCGCGCCAGCCCTCACCGATCCCCTGATTCCTCACCAATCCTCACCGATCATCGGTGAGGCCGGAGAACCGCAGATGAACAGGAATTGGAACCTTCCTCACCGATCCTCACCGATGAAAATGAAAAGTACGTGCGCGCACACGCGCCCGCGCCCCTATGCGCATGCGACGCGCATGCATGTGCGGCTCTCGACTACATCGGTGAGGATCGGTGAGATCCCCCGAAATGGCGTTCCCACGACCGTGGGCGCCTCACCGATGGTCGGTGAGGCGATCTGTGAGGCGGTGGCCGCATGACCCGCCCGATCCCCCACGACTACCAGACCACGGCGATCGAGGCCACGCGGGACCACCTGCGCGCCGGCCGTCCCAGCGTGCTGATCGTCGCCCCCACCGGCGCGGGCAAGACCACCATCGCCGCGGAGATCATCCACGCGGCCATGGCGCGCGGGTCCGACGTCCTCTTCCTGGCGCACCGCTCGGAGCTGATCACCCAGGCCAGCAAGCGCCTGGACCTCTACGGCATCGACCACGGCATCATCATGCCGGGCACCAAGCGCGCCAAGCCGCGCGCCCAGGTCCAGGTGGCGAGCGTCCAGACGCTGGCGCGCCGGGATGAGGTGCCGCCGGCGGACCTGGTGATCGTCGACGAGGCGCACCGCGCGAAGGCGGCGAGCTACCGCCGGATCCTGGAGGCGTACGGCGCCAACACCCGCGTGCTGGGGTTGACGGCCACGCCGTGGCGGCTCGACGGCTCCGGCCTGGGCGACCTCTTCGCGGAGATGGTAGTCGTGTGCCAGCCGCGCTACCTCATCGAGCGCACGCCCGCCGTGCTGGTGTCCCCGCGCGTGTTCGCGCCGGTCACCCCGGACCTCGGCGGCGTAAAGGTCGACAAGGGCGACTTCGAGCAGGCCGCGATCCAGAAGCTCATGGCCACGGTGGCGTCGGTAGACGAGATCATCCGCAACTGGCGGCGCTATGCGGACGGCCGGCTCACGGTGGCGTTCGCGGCGGGCGTGGCGCACAGCCTCATGATCCGGGACGCCTTCCGGGCGGCGGGCGTGGCCGCGGAACACATCGACGGCACCACGCACCCCATGGAGCGCGAGCGCATCCTGGCGGACCTGGCGGCCGGGCGCGTGCAGGTCGTCTGCAACGCGGATGTGCTGTGCGAGGGCTGGGACTGCCCGCAGGTCAGCTGCGCCGTGTTGGCGCGGCCGACCCAGAGCCTCAGCCTGTACCTGCAGCAGGTCGGGCGCGTGCTGCGCGCGGCCCCGGGCAAGGACGACGCCATCGTTCTGGACCACGCCGGCAACTGGAGCCGCTTCGGGATGCCCACCGATGATCGCGAGTGGGACCTGGCCGGGCGCAAGAAGCGCGAGAAGAACGCGGCACCGGTCAAGACCTGCCCGGAGTGCTTCGCCTGCGTGCCCGCCGGCTGCACCGTGTGCCCTGAGTGCCAGACGCCTTTCGTGGCGGAGAGTGGAGGCGGGGGCGGCAAGAAGGAAGCCGACCGGGACCTGGTCGAGGTCACGCACATGGCCAGGCCGAAGCTCGAGCCCATCACCGCCCGTGGCGATCGCTGGCTCCTGGCCTACCGGCCGGAGGGTCGCGAAGCCACGATGGAAGAGAAGCAGCGCCTCTACGACGAGCTCGCGCGCCGGTGCATCGAGGGCAACCGGAAGACCGGCTGGATCTTCCACAAGTTCAAGCTGGCGCTGGGCCAGCAGCCCGCGGGCCAACTGCGGAAGCGCAGCCCCTACGGCGAGGAAATTGGCCGGCGGAAGGACGCGGAGCGCGCGGCGCTCTGGGGCGAGGTGAGTGCATGAACGAGACGGAAATCCAGAACCTGGTCATGGTGGCGCTGTCGCAGGAGTTCGGCGCCCTGGTGCTGCGCGTGAACGCCGGCACGTTCTTCGGCGCCGCCGGCAACGCGGTCAAGGGCGCGCCCAAAGGCACGTCCGACTTGGTGGCCTGCGTCCCGCCCGGGCGGTTCTTCGGCATCGAGGTGAAGACGGAGACCGGCCGCCAGTCGCCCGCCCAGGTGAAGTTCGAGGCCGCGGTCAGGAAGCGTGGCGGCGTTTACCTGCTGGTCCGCTCGCCCCAGGACGCGGTCGCCCAGGTTCGCGCCGCCCTGGAGGCCACGGCATGACCTGGCCCGAAGCCTTCCGCCGGTCCTACTCCGCGCGGGGCACCCGCGCCGGCGGGCCGCTGGACCCCTTCGACCCCCACGCGGTGGCGCGGCTCGACCACGAGGCGGAGCTCGCCATCATCGCTGCCCTGTTTCCCGAGGAGACCCCCGACCATGGCCACCAAGCGCAAGACCGCTGAGGACTTCTGGGCGCGCGTGAAGAAGACGCCAGGCTGTTGGACCGGCCCCCGCAAGGCCACCCTGGATGGCGTCCAGGAGCGCGCCGCCCGCATCGCATGGCGCATCACCTACGGCGACGAGAGCCTGGAAAGCGGCGCCCGCGTGGTCCGCACCTGCAACAACCCGCGCTGCGTGAACCCGGGGCACCTGGCGCTGGCGCCCACCACGCCCGCCATCCGCGAGCAGATCCGGCAGGCCTACGCCTCCGGCAACGTCACCCACCAGGAGTTGGGCCGGCGCTTCGGCGTGTCCCGCACCTACGTCACCAGGATGCTGAACGCATGAAGTACCCGATCGTCTACTGCGATCCCAATTGGGACTACAACCAGCGCAGCCCCTGGAAGGACACCAAGTTCGGCGGCGGCGTGGCCGGCCACTACCAGACGGACGGCATCGCCATGATGAAGTCCTGGCAGCGCCAGTTCCTGGCCATGCGCCCTGGCACGCTCCGCAAGCCCGAGCCGGGCGTCATGCTGATGTGGGTCACCGGCCCGTACCACGAAGAGGCGCCGCGCCTGATGCGCGCCTGGGGCTACACGCCGGTGAAGCCCATCTTCTACTGGATCAAGGTCACGCCCAACGGAAAGCTGTTCTACGGCCCGGGCGCTTACACGGGCTCCAACGTGGAGTACATCCTCCTGGGCCACGCCAACCCGCGCAAGCAGCTGCCGCGCGTCAACCGCATCGACGAGGGCGGCACGGGCGAAGGCATCCCGGAGCCCCACCTCCTGCCGCACCCGCGGGACGGCCAGGGCAAGATCGTCCACTCCAAGAAGCCGGAGATCTTCCGCGACCTCATCGTCCAGCTCTTCGGTGACCTGCCGCGCGTGGAGGTCTTCGCCCGCGAGCGCGCGGAGGGCTGGGCCGCCATCGGTGACCAGCTGCCCGGCGGCCAGCTCATCGTGCCCGGCAAGGTGATCGACGCCTTGCCCCCGCCGACCCCCTACGAGGCGCACGCCCGCCGCCGCGGCGCGGTGGTGCAGCCCTCGCTGTTCTTCCCGGAGGGCGCGTGATGCAGACCCGCAAGCCTTACCAGCCACGCAACTGCCAGACCTGCGAGTCGGAGTACGTTCCGACCGGCGGCTACCAGAAGTTCTGCCCGGCGTGCACCTCCTGGGAGACCATCCGGTCGCGCCAGAAGATCGCTCGCATCCGCGCCAACCCGGAAGCCTACGCCGTTTGGGCCAAGCAGAAGCGCGATAACCAGCGCGCCCACCGCGTTCGCATCGGCGCCCCGGTGCGCCCGGTCGATCGCACCTGCGGCACCTGCGGTACGGACATCCCCGCCGAGGTCCACGCTAACGTTCGGTATTGCTCGGAGCCATGTCGCAAAACCGGCAAGAACGAGAAGGAACGCCAGCGCCAGGCCAACCAGCGGAATCGGGATCGCGAGGCACTGAACCCGCCGCGACCCAGCGCCGACGAGCGGGCGCGGGTACTCCTGGGCGGCTGCCTGGGTTGCCGCCATAGCCTGCTGGAGAACGGTGTCCCGCGCTGCGCGATCAAGCGATTGCTGGCTTGCGACCCCAACGGCCCACGCGGGCCGAAGCTGAAGGAGGCGATATGACGACCATCAAGAACCCGAAGCTGGCGGCGCTGATCGCCACCAAGCGGCCCGGCGCGGTGACTTTTGCCCCCGACCTGCTGGCGCTGTACCTGAACCACATGCAGGTGCGGGCGCTGTCGCCCAAGCACATCGAGCACTGCCAGCAACAGCTCCGCGCCTGCCAGACCGTCGTGGGGAAGACGCTGGGGGAGATGACCAGGCAGGACCTGCAGGGCTTCGACGCGCACCTCGCCGCGCGCAAGGCGGCCGGCACGCTCAAGGCCTCGACCTGGCGCAAGTACCAGACCGCCTGCCGGGTGTTCTTCACCTGGGCGGCCGGCGAGGAACACATCCCGGTCAACCCCGCCACCCACGCCTTCGTGACGCCGAAGCTGGAGAAGCGCCTGCCCATCCACCTCGAAGAGGCGGAGGTGCTGGCCCTGCTGGCGGCGGCCCAGCGCCAACGCTGCGGCGAGCGCGACGCGGCGCTGATCGCGGTGCTCTACTTCGCCGGCCTGCGCATCAGCGAGGCCCTGGGCCTGGACTGGGAGCACCTTCGCCAGACGCCCGATGGCGGCTACCTGACCGTCATCGGCAAGGGCGACAAGGAGCGACGGGTGCCCATCGCGCCGGGCCTGGTGCCCTACCTCGACGCCTGGCGCGCGGTCCACCCCAACGGCGGCACGGGCGCCATCTTCACCAACCGCCTCCGGCCGCGGCAGCGCATGAAGTACGACGCGGACTGGCGCAAGCACATCAAGGTGATCCTGGCCGCCGCCGGCCTCGACGTGAAGAAGCTTTCCAGCCACAAGCTGCGCCACACCTTTGCCACCACGCTGATCCGCAAGCAGATGCGGGTCGAGCACATCCAGAAGCTGCTGGGTCATTCGGACATCAGCACGACCATGATCTACGCGCACGCGTGGCTCGACGCCCAGGCCAAGGCCGAGATGGGCCAGGCGCTGGCGTTGCCGGATGCCCCGTCGCCCGCGACCGGCCCCGCAAGCTGAAAGGATTCCGCCAATATGAACCCTGCCCGCTACTGGCATCGCGTCCACCACATGGACCCGCGCGCCCGCGCCCTGGCCGACCGCCACTACTCGCGGCAGACGCCGGGCTCCTTGGAGTTCACCGCCCCCGGCCATAAGGTCGTGCTGCTGCACTTCGACCGGGAAGGCACCGCCGTTGCCCTGTGGGCGTCCCATCGGTGCGCCCCGTCCTCTGGCGTTGTGCGCATGGACGGCTTGGACGTGTGGGACTGTTCCATCTTCCGCAACGAGCAGCAGGCCATCCAGGCGTCCCTGCTGGTCAAGGAGGCCGTCGCGATCACCAAGGGGGTGTGGCAGGACGGCGAGCTACCCCGGCACGGCTTCTGGACGACCGTGAGCCCCAAGAAGGTGGCGCCCGTCCGACGCCGCGGGCGCGACGTGTGGGGCTACTGCTTCATCAAGGCGGGCTGGGAGATGCACGACCAGCGCACCAAGCGCCGTGGATTAGTGCAGCTCTCGCTGGCCCGCGACCAGCTGGCAGCGGTCGAGCCGGTGACGGCCGCCTGGAACTACCCGGCCCCGCTTTTCGGCGGCGGCTTCACCCCGGCATGAGCGCCGGCAGGAGATCGATATGACGAAGCCAACAATGCCGCCATTTATCGGGAACCCGCTGGCGGAATCCTCGGGCGGAGGTACGCCATGCTAAAAGCCCCCTTTCCCTGGTTTGGCGGCAAGTCGCGTGCGGCCGCGCTGGTATGGTCGCGCTTCGGTGACGTGCCCAACTACGTCGAGCCGTTCGCGGGCTCGCTCGCGGTTTTGCTCGCGCGGCCGCACGCTCCTCGCATCGAGACGGTCAATGACCTGGACTGCTACCTGGCGAACTTCTGGCGCGCCATCGCGGCCGACCCCGAGCTCGTCGCGCATCACGCGGACTGGCCCGTCAACGAGGCCGATCTGCATGCCCGCCACCGTTGGCTGGTAGATCAGGAGGGCTTCCGCGAGCAAATGCGCTCCGACCCCTCCTTCTACGACGCCCGGATTGCCGGCTGGTGGGTGTGGGGCATCTGCCAGTGGATCGGCAGCGGCTGGTGCACGGCGCCGGAATGGACCGGGCGCACCAACGCTGGGCGGCGAGCACGCCGCGTGCTCGCCGCCCAGCGACCCAACATCGAGAGCGGCGGTGTCTTGGCCCGAGGCGTGACCGAGAAGCGTCCTCGACTGGGCCGCGGGGGGCGTGGGGTGTCCAGGCAACTTCCCTGCCTTCATGGCGATTCTGGAGCCGCCGGCCGGGGCGTCCACGCTTCCGCTGTGGATGAGAGCCAGGGCGGGGTGATCGAGTGGATGCTGCGGCTGCAGGACCGGCTGCGCCAGGTACGTGTGTGCTGCGGGGATTGGACTCGTGTCCTGGGCCCGTCGCCCACCACCTGCATCGGCATCACCGGGGTGTTGCTCGATCCGCCCTACGCGGACACCGCGGACCGCTCGCCAGGGCTCTACGCCCACGACAGCTTCACCGTGGCTCACGAGGTGCGCGAGTGGGCCATCGCTCACGGCGACGACCCCAAGCTGCGGATCGCCCTGTGCGGTTACGAAGGCGAGCACCAGATGCCGGATACCTGGGAGTGCGTGGCCTGGAAGGCCCACGGCGGCTATGCCTCCAACAGCAAGAAACGAGCAAACCAGGACCGCGAGCGCATCTGGTTTAGCCCTCACTGCTTGAGGCCTCAGCGCTCCCTGTTCGATACCTTGGAGGTTGTATGACAACGCAAACATATCCCGCGTTGGCGGGTCCGTCGGGGATGGAGGCCACGCCCGATGTATAGCGTGATTGACCGGGTGATCTTCTGCACCCACTGTCGCGACGAGATCGAGCGAGGGACACCCGCGGTGTTCAACTTCGCCACGGGGGAGGCCTGGCACGCCACCTGCCCCAACCCGATGGGCGGCGTCAACGCGGCCCTGGATGACCTCAAGGCGCAAGAGAAAGGGAAACCGGATGCCTGAGACGTTCAACCCGCCCGACACCATCGAGGGTATGCACGAGGCCCTAGAGGCGTGCTTGTCGAAGGCCATCTCCCCGGCCAACTTCGGCACGTCGGCCTCCCTGGTCTGGCTGGAACGCTACGGCCAGCTGTACCGCCACGCGATGGGTATCTGGCCCGACGACTTCCCTGAGCTGGACGAGAACGGCGACCCCGTGAAGCCGCCATCGGGCAGGAAGGCGGACGAGCCGTGAGCCTGGATGCCAGCCGCCTACGCATACAGGCCGCTCACCTTGCTCGCTGCTGGAGCCTCCCAGTAGTAGAGCGCCCGGCGCCACCACCTCCCTTGCCCGACTGGGAGCCGATCGTGGCCGGTCCCGATGCGGTTTGCCACGACTGCGAGGCCACGGAGGACGACACCGGCGGACCGCTCTACGAGGAGATCCTGGGCGTACCCCTTTGCTCGAATTGCCGGATGATGCGGCGTCCGGGCGGATACTAACCCCACCAATCCCGCCCCCGTGGCGGGTCCACAGGAGATACCGGAATGACGAACATCGACCTAAGCGCCATCGCTACCGCCGTTGAGCAGGTACGTGGGGACATCGACCTGCACAAGCTGAACTACGAGAGCGCCGACCCCGCCGGCCACGCGGAGCGACTGGCTGATCACCTGGACGACTTGCTGCCGTTCGCTGGCCGGATGCGCGAGGCGCTGGCCTCGATTGCTCAATTCGGGGGAACCGAGGTGGACAGGCAGATCGCGCGCCGCGCCCTGGGCGTGGTTTCCGAAGGCGCCCCGGTAGAATCGGCGGAGGCGCCCAATGCGTAAGTGGGAGTATGACATCACCTGGCACAACATCGACGAGGACTCCGAGCGGATCGGCCGCGAGGCCAACGAGATGGGCGAGGAGGGATGGGAGGCTGTGTGCAGCCTGCCGGGTCACGGGGTCAGCGGCGGCCACCGAATCCTCTACAAGCGCCTCAAGGCGGAGGCGCCCAATGCGTGATGCCCCCGTTGTTCGCATCCCCATCAAGGGGCCGCTGCTCTGGGACTGGGACCAGCCCGACGACCTGCTGATCCTGGAGTCCGACCTGCGCGCCGCGGACTGGGTGCCGGCCAGCGAGGTCAAGGCGGTCAAGGACTTCCTGGCCCACGAGCTGATGCCGCGTTACGTGGAACTGTTCGAGGAGGCCGGCCTTGGGGCCGCCGGAGAAAGCCAGGTTGTCCAGGCAGCCATCGAGTTGCTGGAGGGCCATCCGGTCCCGAAAGCCTTGTCGGACACGGGGGTTAACCAATGACCCGCGAGGACGCCCAGAAGGCCTTAGAGGCGGCCCTGAGCGGCCAGCGGGAAGCTCGGGCCGACGTGATGGTGGCGCAGGCCCGCGCGCTGGAGTGGGATGCCCAGGTCCTGATTGCTCGCGCCCAGCTAACCCGGCTTGGCGCCACGCCCGAGTTGATCGCCAGCGGTGGCCGTCAGGTCAGCCACGCGGAGCTGCGCGAGTCCGTCTTGAGCGTTCTGCGCGGCGCGGAAAAGCCGCTGACCATCGACGAGGTGATCGCGGGTCTGAACGCGGAGGGCGTGGGGCTTCCCGGCGACAAGCCACGGCAAACCCTGATGGCCTACCTATCACGTTGGCCGGAGGTGTCGCGGGTCCGCAAAGGCCTCTACATCAGCCCGCAATCCTCACGAGACCAGCTACAAGGAGAAGCTTAGATGGGTGAACCGTTCATCGCCAAGCGCTGCCCGGTATGCCAGCGCTATCTCAACGACTGTACCGAATGCAGCCCCGCCCAGGTGGCCGAAGCGGAGGCCCGGCTGCTGGCCTGTGGCGGCCACGAGAAGGTCTACTCCAACAGCGTCATCATGACCAATCCACCCATCCATCGGTGGATCTGCGCCATCTGCGGCGCTAAGGGCGAGGACCGGGGTGTTGCGGTGCTGGCGCCCAGTTACGAGGAGATCGAGCGTCGGTTCCGACTGCAAGCTGGTTCCCAGCGGAAGGAGGGTGCACAGCCATGATCAAGTGGGAATACAAGGTCATCTACATCACGAGCGATGCTTCCACCGCCCATCAGGCCGCCTTGGAGACCCTCGGGCAACTCGGCTGGGAGCTGGTGGCCGTCACGCCAAACACCGAGAACACGTGGCCGATGGCGTACCTCAAGCGTCCGGCACCCAGCGAGAACCAGCCCAAGGAAGGAAGCGCGTCATGAGCGTAGGGATGCCGGCGATGCTCAAGCTGGACGAGTTCGGTTCCCAGGTCTGGCACGTCTTTGGCGGCCCGCCCTATCACGTCGGTTCGTCCGTCGAGGGCAAGGGCTGGCGTGACGTGGATGTGCGCGTGATCTTGATGGATGACGAGTGGGAAGCCTGGGGACTGGGCGACCCGACCAACCCCAACGCCAAGTGGGTCGCGCTGTGCTGGGCCTTCGCGGAAATGGGCAAGGCCATGACCGGCCTCCCCATCGACTTCCAGATCCAGCAAGCCACCGAAGCCAACCGGCGCTTTCCGACGAAGGGGCACCCCCGATCGGCGCTGGGCTGCGTGGACCTGCGCCGTGCCCGGCCGGCACTCAACAAAGACACGCCCAACCAAGGGGGCGGCGATGTACTGTGAAGGTTGCGGCGAGACGATCCCGGCGGCCCAGCAACGGGTCCGCGTGGCTGACGGCGAGTTCCATCGGCGGTGCTACGCGACTTCGCGGCGCTTCATCAAGCCCGCACGCCCCAAGAGCCTTGTTTTCGAGTTGGAAGAATGGGCCAGGCGGCAGGGCGAGAAGATGAGCCACCAGCAAGTAGCCGCGCTGGACGAGTTGGCCGCCCTCGCGCGCCAGCTCTCCGCCGCGGCGACCGTTACGGACCTGCCTACCGAGCCGGGTTCCACGCAGATACCGGGAGGTGAGCCGTGAGCGACGGAATGTCCGCCCTCTACTCCAGCACGCCCCCAACCGATCCGGCCCAGGAGCGCACCCTGCGAGGGCGCATCCGCGAGCTAGAGCGCGTCCTGGACAGCACGATCATCTTCTACCAGCAGCAGCTGGCCCGCTGCCAGCAATTCGAGTTGAAAGCCAAGTACGCCGACCAGATGCGAGACGCCGCGATCCTGTGGAAAAAACGGGCCGTCAAGCTGGGATGGGTGGAAGACGAACCCACGGAGCCCTGACCATGTGCTGCCTCCCCAACGACAAGCCCGTCACCGACGCCGACGTCCTGGCTGCAGCCGGGCGCCTGCCGGAGCGCCAGCGCCTGGCGTTCTTCCTGGTGGGCGTGCGGCAGCTCACTGTGCGCCAGGCCGCCCAGGCCATGGGCGTCAGCCACCCGGCGGTCATGAAGTCCCTGAGGCGTGCCCGGGTGAACCTGGGGTTCGACCTCCTGGAAGGCCTGAACGCCAGCCCCAGCGAGGATTGTGCAGGTTAGTTACTCTGTACTAGAAAGTTCGTAACTTTTGCTCTAGACTTCCAAAAGGGTTACCAAGTGGCCCGCGCTGCCGTGCGCGCCGCCGACATCACACAACCTCTGGGCCAGGGCCTTAAACCCTGGTCCTTAGCCTATTGGAGGGTCTATGCTGGCGTCTCAGATCGTTTGCCAACTGGCCCCGATGGGGGCGAAGAAGTTCAAGGCGGGCATCCGCCGGGCGGAGAAGCGCAAGGCGCTGGCCGCCACGTTCATCCCGCTTCCCGTGACGATCGACCAGCCCCGGCTGTCCGATGCCGGCGAGGTGGTGGAGGTGGAGACCGTGGGCCTGCGCGCCACCGTCCGCGGCGACGTGCACGCGCCGGAATTGCTCGGCGCCCGCACCGCCCTGGCGCACCACCTCCGCAGCGAAGCGGGGTACGGGCCCCAGGTCCGCCGCGTCGTCCTGGTTGGCTTCGTCGGGCAGCTGGAGCTACAGGAGCTCGTGCTCGAAGGCCAGCTTTCGGCGGTCGAGCGTACCGTCCCCGACACGATGACGCGCCAACATTGGGCCGCTGTGGGCGTTGAAGGGCTGGAGGCGGCGGGCATGCCCATCGTCAAGCAGATGGAGAACCGGCCCCTCTAGGCTACGGAGGCCGCCATGCCGAAGGCCAACGGCCAGAGCAAGCCGCTGGAGGGTAAGCTCCTTGCCCGCGTGAAAGCGGAATACCTCTCCACCACCAAGAGCGTCCGCGTCCTGGCTGCGGAATTTTCCGTCTCCGAAGACGCGCTCGGCAGGCTGGTTACAAAGGAGAGGTGGAAGGCGCTCCGTGCGGAAACCGCGGGAAAGACCGCGGAAAAACTTGTGGAGAAAATTTCCACCGCACAGGCCAACGAGGCAGCCGAGCGCACCCGGGAACATCTCCGCGTCTGGAGCCTGTTGCTCAAGGAGGCGGAGAAGCGCCTCACGATGATGGATCCGATCCTGGGCGACGACGGCGAGGTGGTCCGTGACCGCTTCGGAAACCCGCTGATGACGCCGCACGTCAAGGACGCCAAGCACCTGGACGCGATCGCCAACACCGTGAAGAAGGCCACCGAAGGCGAGCGCCTGGCGCTGGGCATGGACAAGGTCCAGTCCAACCCGCTGGACGACGCCGACTTCAACGGCGGGTCGCTCTGGGAGGGCGTCGAGGATGAACCCCCAGGAGCTGGTTTCTAAGGCGGTCGCCTTCGCGCGCAACCTTGCCCTGAAGGTGGCGAGGATCGACGCCCGCGCCTACCAGGCGGCGATCGCCACCGTGGTCTTCCGTACCGCGCTACTACGCCTGGGCCAGACCATCACGATCCTGATCTCGCGCCAGGGCGGCAAGAACGAGACCCTTATCACCTGGATCATCCTGCCGCTGGCCATGCTGATGCCGGGCATCCGCATCGGCTTCTACGCCCCGACCTTCAACCAGGCCACGCACGTCACCATGCGGCGCCTCAAGGCCCGGCTGAAGCATCCCAAGTTCGACGGCCGGCTGGCGATCGCCAACGACAAGCTCGTGCAGTTCGCCTTGCCCAAGGGGGCCAGCGGACCCTACGCCCACCGCGGCGAGGGCTCGCTCATCGGCGTCTTCTCCCACGAGCCCGACGCCAAGAAGGAAGGCTTCACCTGGGACGTCATCGTCATCGACGAGGCCCAGGACCTGGATCGCGAAACCTTCGAGGTGGAGATCGAGCCGATGGGCGCGTCGACGGACGCCTCCTACGTCTTTATCGGCACGCCGTGGTCCATCGACTGCATCTTCTACGACAAGATCCAGGCGGCCAAGGCCAAGGGCCTGCATTTCGAGTTTGACTGGAAGGCGGTCGCCGCCTGCTCCGCTGCCTACGCCAAGTTCATCGCCAAGAAGCTGGAAGACCTGGGCGCGGAGTCGATCGCGTTCCTCACCCAGTACGCCCTCCAGTGGGTGGCGGCGGTGGGCAAGTTCTTCGACCCCGACCTCTGGCCGACCTACGGCCGCACCAACCGCGCTTGGCGCACCAGCCCGGAGCCCGGCAAGGAATACGCCGCGGGCCTGGACGTGGCCGGCGACGACCCCAACAACACCGGCAAGACGGACTTCACGGTGCTTGCGATCGTCGAGGTCGACCGCTCCAAGATGCGGACGAAGGACGACATGCCCGACACCTGCCTGGTCAACTACGTGGCCTGGCGCGGGAAGGATTGGGAGCGGCAATACGGCGACGTCGTGGCCCTGCTCCGCCACTGGAAGCCCCGCATGACCGTGGTGGACGCCACCGGCATGGGCGACCCCTTCAGCGATCGCATCGAGAAGGCCGGCTTCGAGGTGGAGCGGCTGAAGTACACGGAGCAGAGCAAGAGCGACCTGGGCCACCTGGCCGACCAGGAGATCGGCGCGGGACGCTCGACCTACGCGACGGGCACGCCGGACGCTACGGCCAAGGCCAAGCTGGCGGAGCTGGACAAGCAGGCCCGCGCCCTGGTGCGCGTCAACCGCAAGCAGAAGCGGATCGCCTTTCATGTGCCGGAGGACAAGGGTCACGACGACGTGATCATGGCCTGGTTTAACGCCATCCGCGCCGCCACGCTGGGCGGCCTGTCGGCCATGGCCAAGCTGCAGCTGCTCACGGGCAGGACGGGAGGTCGCTACGATGGGGAGTCGTGAACGGGTCGCGGCCTGGAAGTCCCGCCTCGACGGCTTCGAGAACGTCATGACCGGCCTGGGCGTGGCCGGCGTGGACAAGCGCACCGGCATGCAGGTTGGCTGCGCCCCTCGCCTGGGCTTCGCGGAGCTGGACGAGATCTACCGGGGCGACGGCATCGCCGCCAAGCTGGTGGACACCCTCCCCAACGACATGACCCGCGAAGGCTGGGAGTACAAGCAGCCCGACGAGCGCGAGCAGGCGGAGCAGGTCAACAACGCGCTGGAGGCCCTGGGCGTCGTGGCCGCCTTCAACAAGGCCCTGCGCTGGGCGCGTCTCTACGGCGGGTCGATCATCATCATCGGCGCCGACGACGGCCAGACCGACTACAGCCAGCCGCTGAACGAGAAGAACATCCGCGCCGTGCGCTTCCTGACCGTGCTGGACCGCTGGCAGGTCAACCGCCATTCCTTCTACAACGACATCCGGCACCCGAAGTACGGCCAGATCGCCAGCTACCGCCTGGTCCCCCTCTATGGCGGCCAGGAGACCGGCCAGGTGGTGCACGAGAGCCGCGTTCTGCGCTTCGACGGCGTGGACCTTGGCGATCGCGCCCGCCTGCAGCTCGACGGCTGGGGGGACAGCATCTTCCCGCGGCTCTGGGAGGCCCTGCTGGGCTACCACACCGCGCATGGCAGCGTGCCGCTCATCCTGACCGACTTCACCCGGGCCGTTTACACGATGGCGCGCCTGTCCGAAGCCCTGGCCATGGGCGAGGACGGCGAGGCCGCCGTCACCGACCGCATCCGGCAGATCGAACGCGCGGCGAGCACCGTCAACGCGATGATCCTGGACGCTGACGAGACCTGGGAGCGCAAGACCACGGCGGTCACGGGGCTCTCCGACCTCGTCAGCTGCACGGAGCGCCGCCTGGTGGCGGAGTCCGGCATGCCCCACACCCGGCTTCTGGGCGAGAGCCCGGGGGCCAGCCTGGGCGAAGGCGGCGACTCGCAGGATCGGGACTGGTATGACCACGTCGCGGCCCAGCAAACCACCCTGTTGCTCGCCCCCCTGCGCCGCCTGGTCGGCCTCTTGCTGGCCGCCAAGGAAGGCCCCACCAAGGGCACCGTCCCGGCCCAGTGGTCGATCGAGTTCAATCCCCTGTGGCAGCTCGACGAAGAGAGCCAGGCCACCATCCGGCTGACCCAAGCCCAGGCCGACGCGATCTACCTCGATCGCGGCGTCATCAGCGAGGGCGAGTGCGCCACCAGCCGCTTCGGCGGCGAGACGTACAGCACGGAGACCACGCTCGACATGAAGGCGCGCAACGAGCTGGGCGAGCTGGAGGCGGACGATGAAGACGATCCCCAGCCCGTCCCGCCGCCGCCAGGCCAGCAACGCGAGCAAGACCCGCCGCCCGGAACCTCTCGCAACCCTGAACGGTAAGCGCGTCCGTCGGGCGGCCTACCCGCGGGGCATCGAGCTGGACCTGTACCGGGCCTTGCGCGCCGCCGTACGGGCTTGGCTGGACGAGACCACCGCGGCGATCGCCCGCTGGCTGCCGCACCTGGAAGCCCCGGGGCCGGTGCGCCGGGACGGCCTGGCGGACGACCTCCACCACCTGTTCGGGCGGGCGATCGCCAGCTGGGAGCTGACGGCGGAGGGCCTGCGGGCCACGGTGGCGCACGCCATGACCCGCGTCTCCGACTTCAACCGCCGGCAGCAAGAGCGAGTCATGGGCGGCGTGGTCAACGTCAACGTCTTCGCGCACGAGCCGTGGCTTCGTGACCGCATGGCGCTTGCCACCCGCGAGGCCGTGGCGCTGGTGAAGGACATCGGCCCCAAGGCCGCCGGGCGCATCGAGCGCATCGTCACCCAGGGCGTGGAGCGCGGCCATACCACGGCCAAGATCCACGCCGCCATCCAGCGCGAGGCCGGCATCACCCGGGACCGGGCCAAGCTGATCGCCATCGACCAGGTGGGCAAGTTCAACGGCAAGCTCACGGAGCTGCGCCAGCGCGCGGCCGGCGTGACCCATTACCGCTGGCGCGGCGTGCTCGACGACCGCGAACGCAAGGCGCACGTCGCGCGCGAAGGCCAGCTCTTTTCCTGGGACGACCCGCCCTCAGACGGCCACCCGGGCGAGCCCGTCCGCTGTCGGTGCAGCGCGGAGCCCGCCCTGGACAAGTACAGCGCGATGTTCGAGGACCCCTTCGCGGAGTAGGAGAGCCATGAGACTCAACCGCTTTGACGCGGGCCGCCTGGGCGCGCCGGTGCGTACCTCGCAAGGCTTCCTGCGCCTGCCGGCGATCGCCACCCGCATCGGCGTGTTCGACTACGTCAACCCGGACGGCACCCGCCGCCGCGAGCTGCGCCACCCCGACGACGTCTTCGACGCGGAGAGCCTGGCGAGCCTGGCCGCCGTGCCCGTGACCGACGAGCACCCGCCGGAGATGGTCACGGCGGAGAACGCCCAGCGCTACGCCCGCGGTTGGACCGGCGACGTGGTGGAGCCCGATGGGGACCTGGTCGCCACCAGCGCCACCGTTATGGACTCCCGCCTCATCACCAAGGTGGAGACCGGCCAGGCGCGCGAGCTGTCCTGCGGCTACACGATGGTGGCGGACGAAACGCCCGGCATCACCCAGGGCATCCCGGGCATCCCCGATGGCCTGGCCTACGACGCCCGCCAGACCCAGATCCGTTACAACCACCTCGCGGTGGTACCCCGGGGCCGTGCGGGTCCCCGGGCCCGGCTGCGTATCGACGCCGCCGAGCAGGTAGACCCGGACGACAACCCACAGCAGGAGCCGCAAGGAGGGCCCATGACGAAGATCAAGATCGACGGGGTGGAATACGAGGTGAGCGAGCAGGCCGCCGCCGCCATGACCGCCAAGATGCGGGCCGACGAGGCGGCGATCGCCGGCCTCACCACCGACAAGACCACGCTGACCCAGGCCAACACCGACCTGCAGGCCAAGTACGACGGCGAGCGCGCCAACGTCGTGGCCGTCCAGACCAAGCTGGACGCTGCGGAGAAGAAGCTGACGGAGCGCAACGACGGCGCCGACCTCCAGCAGCGTGTCGACGCGGTCCTCAGGCTGCGCGACGAGGCGGGCCTGGTCCTGGGCGTGGACTTCAAGTTCGACGGCCTGGACGAGGCGGCTATCCGCACCGCCGTGGTGGCGAAGGCCTACCCCGACGTGAAGCTGGACGGCGAGGCCCCGGAGTTCGTGGCCGGCCTCTACCGCGGGGCGATCGCCGCCCACGCCCGCACGGACAGCACCGGCGAGCTGCGCGCCGCGGCCACCGACGCCAAGCAGGCCGGCGCCCGCAACGACGCCGAAGCGGCCCGCCAGGACATGCAGAAGCAGAGCGACGAGGCGTGGAAGCGCCCGCTCGATGCCACCAAGGAGGCGAAGTAACATGGCCATCACCAGCTACGCCAACAAGCCCGCGGACAGCTTCCCGGGCATGCTGCACGGCCTCCAGCCGCGCAACATCGTCACCGGCCTCAACAAGGTGACGGCCATCCCCTTCGGCACCGGCGCGGTGCAGGCCGGGACGGGCGACCGCGACATCGTGGTCCCCTCCGCCTCCACCGACGTGTTCGTGGGCGTGTCCCTGCACCAGCACGTCGAGCAGGGCTACGGCAGCGTGAACGCCACGCATGCCGTCAACAGCGCCGTCCCGCTCCTGCGCCGCGGCCAGGTGTGGGTGATGGCGGAGCAGGCGGTCACGCCCTCCGATCCCGTCTTCGTGCGCTACACCGCCAACGGCACGATCAACGGGGTCGTGACGGCGGCCGGCCAGTTCCGCAAGGACGCCGACACCTCGCGCGCCCTGCAGATCCCGAACGCCCGCTGGGTCACGTCCGCCGCCGCTGGTGGCCTGGCCGTGCTCGAAGTCAACCTGCCGTAAGGAGGCGATCACCACCATGAAGACTCTGCTCTACCGGGCGGACAACCGCCCCGCCGGCGATCGCCTCGACACCAACGAGAGCGCCTACTTCGCCCGCCAGCTGGAGGTCATCGAGCCCCAGATCTACCGCGTGCCGTACCCCCAGCTGCAGGCGCGCACGTTGTTCCCGACCCAATCCCTGGGCGGCGGCATCGGCAGCATCACCTACCGCCAGATGGACCGCGTCGGCAAGGCGCAGATCATCGGCCAGCGCGCCAAGGATCTGCCCCGCGTCGACGTGACCGCGGCGGAGTTCACCCAGCGCGTGCGCCACGTCGGCGCGGCCTACGGCTACGACTACTTCGAGATCAAGGAGGCGGCGCGTGCCGGGCTGAACCTCGAAGCGGAGCGCGGCTTCGCGGCGCGCCAGGTCATCGAGCAGCTGATCGATGAGATCGCCTGGTTCGGTGACGCCAACTGGGGCCTGCCGGGCGTCTTCTCCAGTGGCACGGGCATCCCCCGCACCTCCATGAGCGCTTTCAGCGGCCTGACCCCCGACCAGATCATCGCGGCCCTGAACGACCTGGTGAACGGCGTCGTGACCACCACCAAGGGCATCGAGCTGCCCGACACGCTGGTGCTGCCGATCGCCCAGTACAGCTACATCGCGTCGACGCCGCGCTCGACCACCAGCGACACCACCATCCTCGAGTTCTTCATGGCCAACAACCCGTTCATCAAGAACGTGGGCCAGAGCTACCGCCTGACGGGCGCCGGCTCCGGGGGCGTGGATGCGGCGCTGGTCTACCGCCGCGCGCCGGACGTGCTGAAGCTCCACATCCCGGTGGACTTCACGCAGCTGCCGGTGCAGATCGACGGCTTCGACTACGAGATCCCCTGCACGGCCGACGTGGCGGGCGTGTTCGTCTACAAGCCGAAGGCCATGGCCATCGGGGAGGGCATCTAACATGCAGGTCTTCAACACCAGCGCGGGTGAGCTGATCACCCGGTCCGGCTTCGTCTTCCAGCCGGGCCTCAACACCCTGTCCCGCGAGGACTACGAGAAGGTCACGGACGATCCCGGCGTCGAGCGCTGGAGCAAGGCCGCCCTCCTGGTCGACCCCGCCTCCGTGGCAACCCCTGCCCCCACGCCCCTCGACGATGACGAGCGCGCGGAGCTGGAGCGCCTGCGCGAGCTGGCGAAGTCCGGTACGCTGACCGCGCCGGCCGGTGACCCGCCCGCGGGCGACCCGGTCGGCAACCCCGACGCCGGCAAGACCCAGACCGCGGCGGAGGCGATCGCCGCCATCAACGCGGCGGCGGACTTGGCGGCGCTGGCTCCCTTCGAGGCTGACGACCGCAAGACCGTCAAGGACGCGCTGGCGGCCCGTAAGGCAGCGCTGGCGCAGTAAGGAGGGGTTCATGCACTACAGCGACGGCACCGAAGCCCAGATCGGCGACATCGCCCGCGGCAAGGGCTCCAACCATCCGTATCCAGTGCAGGGTGTGGTGGTTGGCCTGACCGCGGGCGCCACGGCCTGCAACCTGAAGATCGCGATCGCCAAGGGCGCGCCCTTCACCGTCAAGCCGGAGAACATCACCCAGGTGAACCCCGAAACCTTCAACGGCATGCGGTTCACGGCGGGGATGGCGGCCCACGCTGACGGCAACCTGTTGCCCTACGGCACGGAGCTGGAATACGGCACCGTGGCAGACTTCGAGCTGGTCCATCGGCCGGAGAAGCAGCCCAACGGCTACCTCCAGTAGCCAGTAGCACCCAAGGAGGGCGCCATGTCCGTTCGAGACATCTTGCTGGACGTGGCGCCCGATCTCACCCCCGCCCAGGGCGACACCGCGGCCAGCGATCGCCTGGACCGTTTCATCGGCTACGCAGAGGACGAGGTCAACCGGACCTTGTTCGGGGCGCGCGCCGACAAGGCCGTCGCGCTGCTCGCCGCCCACGCGCTGACCGTGGCCGGCCGCGGTGGCGACAACCGTGGGGCGCTGGTGAGCGAGCGCGTGGGCGACATGTCCGCGACCTACGCCCAGCCCCCCGTTTCCGCCGATCGCCCGGTCGACCCCTTGGACTCCACCAGCTACGGCGTGGAGTACAAGCGCCTCCGCCGGGGCATCGTCGGGGCGCGGGTCATCACATGAGCGTCAAGGACCGCGACGACGGCTACAAGCACATCATGGCCCAGCTGGCGGGCATGGAGAGCCGCACGGTCACCGTGGGCATCCAGGCGGCCAGCGGCGAGGACATGGTCAAGGTCGCGGCCACGCACGAGTTCGGCGCCAAGATGATCATCACGCGCAAGCAGGCCTACTTCATGGCCATCAACCTGATGGGCCTCGACCCCAAGCACGCCCACGGCGTCGCCAAGAAGCTCACCGGCAAGCAGCTGATCATCCCGGAGCGCAGCTGGCTGCGCGGCACCTACGACGAGAAGCGCGCGGCCATCGAGAAGGCCGCCGCCCAGGTCCTGGACCGCATCGCGGCAGGCCAGAGCGTCGACCAGGCGCTGGCCTGGTTTGGACAGGGCGTGGTGACGCTCATCCAGCGGCGTATCCGGTCAGGCATCGGCCCCGACAACGCCCCGCTGACGCAGGCCCTCAAGAAGGGCCAGAACACGCCCCTCATCAACCATGGGCGCTTCGTCAACTCCATCCGCTACGAGGTGAAGGGAGGCGCGGCCCGTGCTGCTGAGTAACCGCGCCACCAGCGTGACCGTCACCCGCGCCACCGCTGGCGAGTACGTCGATGGCGACTTCCAGCCCGGCGCCCCCTCCGCCTTGACCATCAAGGCGCACGTGCAGCCCGCCAGCGGCCAGGAGATGCTGACCTTCCCCGAAGGCGAACGGACCCGCGAGGCGATCCGCCTCTACGTCGACCAGCAGCTCCGGGCCGCGGACGAGGCAGCGCAGCTGGCCGCCGACGTCGTAACCTACAACGGCGTGGCCTACCAGGTCCAGCGCGTCATGCCCTGGCCCCTGGGCGGCCTGCCCCACTGGAAGGCGATCGCCTTCCGCATCCCGCCGGCCGACGCCGACGTCTAGGAGGACTCCATGGGCCAGACGACGCCAACCGCCGCTGATGCGGTGGATCTTCTGAACCAGCTTTGCGCGCTCGATCGAGACGCAATGCAGGCCCTTGTGGCGGCCCGCGTACCTTGCAACCAAGCCCTGGGAGACCATCCCACCGTCCAGGTGGGGGCGAGACCCGATGACGGGTCCTACACCCTTGGCCTCCTGGGCGTGCTCAATGGCCTGTTCGGTGTCATTGACGTGGGCGAGTACAGCGGCTGCGGCCATATTGCCGCCAAATTCGACGCCACCGGCAACCTGCTGGGCTTCACCGTCTTGGGGCGACCCGACCGCCCTAGCTTCCCCCGCATCGAGTAGCCGGCGCCATGTGCGCCCGGGAGGCGCGCATGGCCATCGACTGGACCACCACGCGCGCCGCGCTGCACGCCTGGATGGTGGCCGGCACCGGCCTGCCCGCCGGGCGCGTCATCTGGGCCAACCAGGCCGCGCCGCGCCCCCAGACGCCCTTCGCGGAGATCAACCCGCGCATGAGCATCCGCCGGCTGGGCGCCTACGACGAGGAACGCCCCACGGCCACGCCTGGGACGATCGCCCGCGTCACCCACCTGCGCCTGGGCGTCTCCTGCCACCTCTACGGCCCCGGCGCCGTCGACCTGATGGAGCGCGCCCGGGAGTACCTGGATACCTACGCGGCGCGGGCGCTCTTCGAGCCGGGCGGCCTGTCCGTGCTCGACCGCGGCGAGGTCCGCGACATCACCAAGCTGCTCGAGACCCAATTCGAAGAGCGCGCCCAGCTGGACCTCGTCATCGGGCTCGCCACCACCGCCACGGAAGACGTGGGCTACATCCAGACCGTGGACCTCACCACCACGGTGCTAGCACCGGACGGCACCACCGCCGCCACCGTCACCCAGACCATCACGGGCACCTGAGGAGGGGCTTCATGTCGTCCATCGATAACATCATCACCGTCAACATCAGCCAGCAGTCCGCCAGCGCCCAGGCGCCGGGCTTCGGCGTCGTGCTGATCGCCTCCGTCTTCGCGAGCTGGGGCACCGGCAGCAACAGCGACCTGATCCGCTACTACACGTCGCTGGCGTCCGTGGGCCTGGACTTCGCGAGCAACAGCGCGGAGTACCTGGCCGCCCAGGCCGCCTTCTCGCAGAACCCGAAGCCGACGAAGGTGGCGATCGGCAAGATCCCCACGCTGGTCGCGGGCGTCACGCAGCTGGCCTTCTCCGCCGACCTGATCGCCAGCAACGTGGTGACGCCCACCATCAACGGCGTGGCCCTGGCCCCGATCACCTACGCCACCAGCCACGCGGCCACGATGACGGCGATCGCCACCGCCATCGCCGCGGCCACCGGCGTGGCTTCCGCCGCGGTGGACGGCAGCAACCCCCGCCAGATCAACATCACCGGCGCGAGCGGCGTGGCGCTGACCGCGTCGGAGACCGTCACCGGCGGCGCGTCCCAGCCCACCGTCACCACCACGGTCGCGACCCCGGCCGTGACCTTCTCGACGGGCCTGGCGGCGATCCGCAACGTCGACGCCGGATGGTACGGCCTCGTCATCACGGATCGCACCGACAACTGCATCCTGGACGTGGCTGCCTGGGCGGAGACCCAACTGGTGGCGTTCGTGCCCGTCACCGCCGCGGCCGGCGCGCTGACCACGTCCACCACGGACATCCTGACCCAGCTCAAGAACAAGGCCTTCGGCAACACGATCCCGGTGTACCACGCCATTTCGACGGAGTACCCCGGCACGGCCTGGGAAGCGGAGATGCTGAGCTACGATCCGGGCTCCGCCAACTGGAACCTCAAGGCCCTGGCCGGCATCACGCCCAACACGCTCACTGACACGCAGCAGACCAACCTCAAGAACAAGAACGGCAACTTCTACAACAGCGTGTCGGGCGTCAAGATGATGGACGGCGGCGGCAAGTGCGCCAGCGGCCAGTATGCCGACGTCAAGGTGGGCCTGGACTGGTTCAAGGTGAACCTGCAGGTGGACGTGTTCAACGTCCTGGTCAGCCTGCCCAAGGTGCCCTTCACCGACGCCGGCATCGCCATCATCGAGAGCGCCCTCCGCGCCCGCGTGGCGAAGGGCGTTGCCGCCGGCATCATCGACGGCAGCCGGCCGATCACCTACGCGATCCCGAAGGTGGCCGACATCTCCCAGCAGGACCGCGCCGCGCGCAACCTGCCCAACATGGCCTTCACCTGCTACCTGGCTGGCGCCATCGATACGGTGACGTTCAACCTCGTGTTCCTGACCTAAGGAGGGTCGACCGATGACGACGAAGACGTACGATCCCATCAAGGTCGTGGTGACCGTGGGCAGCCACACCATCAGCGGGTACGGCGAGAACTCCCTCGTGAAGTGCGAGCGCAACGAGGACGGCTTCAAGCTGCAAGTCGGCGGCAGCGGCGAGGCCGTCCGCAGCCGCAACCCCAACCGCTCGGGCAAGATCACCATCACGCTCTTGCAGAGCTCCATCTCCAACGAATACCTGAGCGCCATGGCCAACCTCGACGAGTCAGGCGTTGCCGGCGCGGTCGCCGCCCCCAACACCGCCCCCACCGCCGGTGTGCTGCCGGTGACCGTCAAGGACACCAACGGCAATACGATCTGGAGCGCCGAAGAGGCGTGGATCGTGAAGCCGCCGGCCGCCGACCTGGAGAAGGAGGCCAAGGAACGGGAGTGGACCTTCGAAACGGCCTTCCTGCGGTACTCCGAGCGAGGTCTGTAGCCCATGAAGACCTACGATCCCACCAAGATCATCGTCACGGTGGGGCCGTACGTCATCGGCGGGTTTGCCGAAGGCTCGATGGTCAAGGCGGAGCGGAACGTCGACGCCTACAAGCTCACGGTGGGCGCCAAGGGTGACGCCGTGCGCTTCAAGACCGCCGACCGCTCGGGCCGCATCACCCTGACGCTCCTGCAGTCGAGCGGCAGCAACGGTCAGCTCACCAGCCTGGCGCTGCTCGACGAGAACGGCAACCCGCTGCAGGGCGTGGCCGGCCTGCTGAGCCAGATCCCCATCATCGGCGGCGTCCTGGGGGCGATCGCCTCCGCGCCGGTCGAGGGCAAGGCGCCCGTGCTCATCAAGGACCTGAACGGCGTGCCCCTCTGGGCGGCCGCGGACGCCTGGATCCTGCGGGCACCTGGCGCTGCCTGGGACGAGACGGTCAAGGAACGCACCTGGATCCTGGAAACGGACAATTTGAGCTACCTCGAAGGAGGCTACTAATGCGCGAGCCCGTCACCGAAACGATCGGCGGCACGGAGTACACCATCATGCCGTTCGGCGCGGTCGAGGGCCTGAAGCTGGCCGGGCTGCTGAGCAAGACCGCCGGCCCCGTGCTGGCGCCGCTGCTCACCGCGGGCAAGGACGGCATCATCACCGACGCCGCGGCCA